TGCTCTTCCGATCTCTTTGAAAATTCTCCGGGGGTTATATTTTAGAAAGCAAGATGACTTTAAAGGAGTCTATGAAGGTGAGGCAAACCCACCAAAAAACACCTGCCTGAAGTTTTTTCTCCTTTCAAAGAGTCATATATTCTCATCTTCGTAGATTCCTTTAGAATCATCTCTAAAAATAGTATAAAACCCGGATAAAATTGCCATAAACTGCGGTGAAAGTATCACAAAACTGAGGAGAGGAGGCAGTAAACATGGCAAAAACCAAACGAGAAGAGGGTTCATCTGGCGCTAGAAAGAAGATCAGGCCAGCATTAACCCCAGAAGCTAGGGAAAATCAGATGATTTCTCTGGCTGTAGACCTTGCGGAGAAACAGCTAATGGAAGGCACTGCTTCTTCTCAGGTCATAACGCACTATTTAAAGCTCGGATCGACCAAAGAAAGGATCGAGAAGGAGATTCTTGAAAAACAGAAGGAGTTAATATCGGCAAAAACCGAAGCACTTCAGTCTGCAAAAAGAATTGAGGAGCTTTATACAGATGCTATCAGCGCTATGCGAAGGTATAGCGGACAGGGTGGTCCAGATGATGACGAGGAAGATTATTAGAACTTACTCTGAGCTGATAACTCTGCCTACTTTTGAGGAACGTTTTCGATACCTCAAGTTAGGCGGAAAAGTCGGCGAAGATACATTTGGATTTGATAGGTATCTAAATCAAGTATTCTACAGATCAGCAAAATGGAAAGAAATTCGAGATTACGTAATCATTCGAGACAATGGTTGCGATCTGGGAATGGAAGGACATGAAATTTATCAAAGGATTCTTGTTCACCATATGAATCCCATAACAAAAGAAGACGTCTTACGAGAAAGCGAGTTTCTTCTTGATCCGGAATACATGATATGCACCATCAAAAATACCCATGACGCAATCCACTATGGAGATGAAAGTCTTTTGATAACTGCTCCTATTGAGCGAAGAAAAAATGACACATGTCCGTGGAAATAAAAGTAAGGAGGAAATAATCATGAGTAACAAAAACACAAGAGGAAAAAGAAAAGAGCTTGATCCGATCGATGAAGTTGTAATGGAGCAGTCAGTCATTGAGGAAGTAGCATCAGAAGCAACAGAAGAGCCGAAGACAGATACATTTCTCGACGGTATCGTACATAACTGTGTAAAGCTCAATGTTAGGGAAAACCCATCGATTGATTCAGATGTAATCACTGTACTTAATGAGCAGGATCAGATCAAAGTCAAAGATGTCGACACTCTTGGCGACTGGTATTTTATTCAGCTTCCTAACGGCAAAGAAGGCTTCTCTATGAAGAAGTACGTTGCAGTAGGCATGTAAAGAGGAGTGGTGATACATGGATAGTATACTCACTTCAATTAAAAAACTTCTTGGGATTGCAGAGGACTATGAGGAGTTTGATACTGACATCATCATACATATAAACACTGCATTCTCAAAATTAAATCAGCTTGGAGTTGGACCAGAAGAAGGTTTTAGTATTAAGGACAAAACTTCGGTATGGACTGAATTTCTTGCTGATGCAAAAAATCTTGAGTCGGTAAAAACCTATGTCTATCTCGTCGTTAGGCTTGTATTTGATCCGCCTCAAAGTTCTGCCGTAATGACTTCCATGGAGAATACCGTTAACCAGCTTGAATGGAGACTCAACGTTGCAGCAGAGCAAACATCAAGCTAGTAAGGGAGGTATTCAAAATGAATAATAATGAACTTTACCATCACGGCGTTATTGGTATGAAGTGGGGCATTCGCCGCTACCAGAATAAAGATGGCTCATTGACGAGTGCTGGAAAGCGAAGATCTAGAGTCGACTCATGGAGTGAAGATGCTAAAGTAGCCAGAGAACTTAAAAAGAAGAAAGTTGGGCAGATGTCTAATGCAGAACTTCGGAAACTCAATGAAAGACAGCAACTCGAAAGAAATTATTCAAACCTTAACCCCAGTCATGTAAAAAAAGGATTGAAATTTGTCGGCGCCACTGCAAGTACCATGGGCACTTTTCTCACTCTCTATAATAATAGTGATAAATTGATAGCGAACGGCAGAAAAATAGGAACAAAAATAATCAATAAATTAGGGCATAAGACTATCAATTAGGCGAGGAGTAAAATAATGAGGTGCATTAAAATGAACAATGATGAACTTTATCACTATGGAATTCTTGGGATGAAGTGGGGCGTTCATAGAGCTCGTAAAAAAGAAGCTTTAAACGCTAGAAGAAACGCATATGATAAGGCGGAAAAAGAACTCACAAAATCGATGTCTTCAATGGAGAAGAATTACAAAAGAGGACGATTGATGTCTAAAAAAGACGCAAATAGAGAGTCTGAAGCTGAAAGAAAATACGTAAGTGCGCTTGATAAAGCTGACAAGGAATACAAACGAGCTAAAAAAGACAGAAGTAATGATGCTAAAATAGCCGATAGATTGTATTCAATGAACAGTAAAGACGCAAATAAACAAATAGCATCAATGACAACTGGACAAGCAATCGCTAGATCAATGTTAATGGGATCGTATGGATTACTAAAGTATGAGCAAGCAAAAGCAAGAGGAGTTTCAACCGGACGAGCTTATGTTGAAACTTTGTTAAAATCACACATAAATTTCTTTCTTGGCGGTATTCCAGGAACTTTGGAATATCTTGATAACAGACGTGCTCGTAAATAAGGAGAGAATCGAATATGGCATTATCAAACACTGCCGTCCCGAAATATTACGGTATGTTTCGTGATGCCGTAATGCGAGGCGAAATACCAGTATGTAAAGAAATCTCTATGGAGATGAATCGTATTGATGATCTCATAGCCAATCCTGGAATCTACTACGATGACCAGGCTATAGAAGGATTTGTTAGATACTGCGAGGAAGAACTCACGTTGACTGATGGTGAGGATCTGAAATTGCTTGATTCATTTAAACTATGGGCCGAGCAAATATTTGGTTGGTATTACTTTGTTGAGCGTAGTGTTTATGTTCCATCTGAAGATGGTCACGGTGGACATTATGTCAAGAAATCTATCAAGAAGAGACTCGTTAACAAGCAATACCTCATCGTAGCTAGAGGTGCAGCTAAATCTATGTATAGTTCTTGTATACAGAATTATTTTCTGAATGTTGACACATCAACCACGCATCAGATTACAACAGCACCAACAATGAAACTGGCTGAAGAGGTAATGTCTCCGATTCGAACTGCTATAACCCGAGCAAGAGGACCTCTGTTTAAATTCCTTACCGAAGGATCACTCCAAAATACAACCGGCTCAAAAGCAAATCGAATGAAATTGGCCTCCACGAAGAAAGGTGTTGAGAATTTCTTGACAGGTTCTTTGCTTGAGATCAGGCCTATGAGCATTGACAAGCTTCAGGGATTGCGATGTAAGATTGCGACAATTGATGAATGGCTTTCTGGAGATGTTCGAGAGGATGTTATCGGTGCTGTTGAGCAGGGCGCTTCCAAGAATGACGATTATCTTATAGTAGCGACAAGCTCCGAAGGTACAGTTCGTAATGGAAGCGGTGACACAATCAAAATGGAGTTAATGGACATCCTCAGAGGAGATTACATAAACCCACACGTGTCTATATGGTATTACAAGTTGGACTCCATTGATGAAGTAAATGATCCCGAGATGTGGCTAAAGGCAAATCCTAATCTCGGTAAAACGGTTACATACGAAGTATATCAGCTTGATGTTGAGAGAGCGGAAAAAGCCCCAGCAACCAGAAATGATATATTGGCAAAACGATTCGGTATACCTATGGAGGGTTATACATACTACTTCACGTATGAAGAGACACTTCCAAGTCGAAAAAGAGACTACTGGGGAATGCCTTGCGCTCTTGGAGCAGATCTTTCGCAGGGCGATGACTTCTGTGCATTTACGTTCATGTTCCCTTTGTCCGGAGGAGCTTTTGGTATAAAGACAAGAAACTACATAACTTCGGCAACCCTTGCTAAACTACCGTCTGCCATGCGCATCAAGTATGACCATTTCATACAGGAAGGTAGCTTGATAGTTCTTGAGGGAACCGTATTGGATATGATGGAAGTTTACGAGGATCTGGATAATCATATAGCGAAGCTCGAATATGATGTCAGATGTTTCGGATTCGACCCATACAATGCGAGAGAGTTTGTCGAGAGATGGGAAAGAGAAAACGGTCCATTTGGTATAGAGAAAGTAATTCAAGGCGCAAGAACCGAATCGGTTCCACTCGGTGAGTTGAAGAAGCTTGCAGAAGATAGATTGCTTCTGTTTGATGAAGAGCTCATGTGTTTCGCTATGGGTAACTGTATAACTCTCGAAGATACAAACGGAAACCGTAAACTTTATAAGAAACGTTATGAGGCTAAAATCGATGCGGTCGCTGCTATGATGGATGCATTTGTAGCATTTAAGCTCAATCGAGAAGCCTTTGAATAAGGAGGTGTTATTCTTTGTACACATACGAAAGCGAACTTTATCACCATGGCATAAAAGGTATGAAATGGGGTGTTCGTCGTTATCAGAACGATGACGGAACTTTGACCGGTGCCGGAAAGAAGAGGTATGCGGACGATAATGGCGAAACTGGCGAAGGAAAGCAGAATCTTATACAAAAGCATAAGAGCAGGCTTGTTCAAAAATATATTGAAAAGGGTTACTCTCAACATGCCGCGGAAGTTGCTGCCAAGTCAAGAATGAAAACAGAGCTTATTGTCGGTTCAGTTGCAACTGTCGCAGTTGCCGTAATTGCGAAAAAAGCAGCAACAAGAATTGGCCAAGATTATTGTGATAAGATCATAAAGTCTGGAAAGTCAATTCAAAATATTAATGCTAATGGCAAAACAGATTTTAATGATACACCGTTCTTTGCAGCTATAAATCGCCACGACAAAAAAGCGTATGGATCGCTGTATCCTAATGAAAAAAGAGGATTTGCTAAAGATACTCCAGGTCAAATGTACGATGGTATATATAACAACAAGATTAAGATCACCAAAGATGTTAAGCGGGCATCTGTCAATAATGCTAGGAAAATATTTTACGATAAGATGAACGCAGATCCTAATTTTAAAAAAGATGTTATTGAAACCATCAAATCAACAGCATATGGAAATGATGCTGATAAACTACTTAAAACAAATCCTAAATTATTCTATGATAGGTTTAACCAGGCATTGGCCACCCCACAATTTCAGAGTAAAGGAATACATAAGCAATTCTATTCGGCATTGGAGAAACAGGGATATAATGCCATATTGGATATAAACGATACTCGATATAGCGGCTATAAGGCCATTTCAAAGAGTCCTACGATTTTCTTTGGAAAAGATAAATGGGAGAAAGTCGGAAGTACGAAATTATCAGAAGCAGAAATTGACAGTAATGCCATGAAATATTCAATTGGTATGATCGGTAAAAACTTTGGTAAAACCACAGTGAGAAAAGCATCTATTATAGTTGCAGCAAAAAGTGTTTCAGATAGAAAAGCAATAGAAAAGTATCTGGATGAGCATCCTAATTCTAAACTCTCCGATAAAGAGATACGAAAGATCGCAAAATCAAATAAATATAGATAAATATTTTTGATTCGCAATCGTTGCATGCTCTTTAATGAAAGGAGATGGTGTAGTGTGAAAGGAACATATCATTTTGGTGTGCTGGACATCCTTGCTATGAATAATGGCTATAATAACAAAATGGAATTACTTCGTGATTATAGCTTTATTCCTACGGTCATGATGCCAAGACACAAAAAGATTGAAATCATACCGCTACTTTGGAAACATATTATTAGCAAAAAGAGGTAACTTTGAGATACGAGTTATCTCTTTTTTGTTTTAACGAATGGAGGAAATTCGAAATGGGATTTTTTGAAAGACTCCAGCATGGCTGGAATGCGTTCAGAAATAGGGACCCTACTTATGGCTATACAAACCTTGGTATGAGTTACTCGTATCGACCAGATAGAGTTCGATTTACTAGAGGAAATGATCGGTCTATTGCCACTGCTGTTTTCAACAGAATTGCTATGGATGTATCAGCGATAGCCATCAAACATTGCAGAATGGACGAGAATGAAAGATACGTTGAAACAATCAACTCAAATCTTAATTCTTGTTTAAGTCTCGAGGCGAATATCGATCAGACAGGACGAGCATTCATTCAAGATGTCGTAATGTCAATGCTCGATGAGGGGTGCGTTGCTATTGTTCCTGTAGATACATCGATAAATCCAGAGAATACATCTTCGATTGATATTTTGTCAATGCGTACTGGCAAGATTTTGGATTGGTATCCAGAGCATGTTAAAGTGCGTGTCTACAATGACAGAATCGGCAAGAAAGAGGATATTATACTTCCAAAGAAAATGGTTGCTATAATCGAGAATCCTCTATATGCCGTTATCAATGAGCCAAACTCCACTATGCAGCGTCTGATGAGAAAACTTAGCTTGAACGATATAACTGATGAACATACCGCATCAGGCAAATTGGATCTCATTATTCAGTTACCATATGTAATTAAGACGCAGGCAAGAAGAGACCAGGCAGAGAACAGACGTAAGGACATCGAGAATCAATTGGCCGGTTCTAAGTATGGAATAGCTTATACGGATGGTACTGAGCGTATCACCCAGTTGAATCGTTCTGTTGAAAACAATCTGATGAAACAAATTGAGTACCTGACGAGTATGCTTTATAGCCAGTTAGGAATTACTCAAAGCGTTCTCGATGGTACAGCAGATGAGAAGACAATGCTTAACTACAATAATAGAACAATCGAGCCAATAATCTCAGCCATTGTTGATGAGATGAAGCGTAAGTTCTTAACGAAGACTGCTCGTACTAAGGGGCAGACAATAACATTCTTTAGAGATCCATTTAAGCTCGTTCCGGTAAATGACATCGCAGAGATAGCAGATAAGTTTACACGTAATGAGATTATGACCTCTAATGAAATCAGACAGATTGTCGGAATGAAACCATCCGATGATCCTAAGGCTGATCAACTGATAAACAGTAACATAAGTCAGCCAACAGAAGAGATTTCAGAATCTTCTGATAATCCATTACTCGAAGAAGGAGGAAATATTCAAAATGGATAATTTTGATTTTAGTGGATGGGCCACTAGAAATGACCTGTTGTGTGCAGATGGTAGAACTATTAAGAAGGATGCGTTCAAGGATAACGATGGACAGACAGTCCCGCTCGTTTATAACCATCAGCACAATGACGTAAACAACGTTCTTGGCCATGCGCTGCTTGAGAATCGTGACGAAGGAGTATATGCATATTGCTCTTTTAACAATACGGAAGCAGGACAGGCAGGCAAAGAACTTGTACAGCATGGCGATGTGGCTTCGTTGTCCATCTATGCAAACAAACTGAAACAGGTAGGCGGCGATGTTATTCACGGCGTAATTCGTGAACTTAGCCTGGTGTTGGCAGGAGCTAATCCTGGTGCATACATAGATACTGTCATGGCACATAGCGAAGACGGATCAGAAGAGGCTATTGAATCGCTGGAAGCAAGTTGGAATGAGAACATCATGATCCATTCCGCCGATTCTAAAAAGGAGGAAAAAGAAATGGCAGACGAGTCAGAGAAGAAGACAACTGAGCCCGATGAGGGAGAAGAAACAGTTGCCGACGTGTTCAACACACTTAATGAAAAACAGAAGACCGTAGTCTACGCAATGATCGGACAGGCGCTCAAAGATGGCGGCGATTCCGATGACGAAGATGATGAAGGAGGAAACGAAATGAAACACAATGTATTCGATCAGGAGGATACTCAGAAGGGCGGCGTACTCAGCCATGCTGATCAGGAAAGTATCGTAGCTATGGCTAAGACATCTCAGGTAGGTACATTCCAGACAGCACTTGAAATTTATGCACAGGACAATCAGCTTCAGCATGATGCTATAAGCAGCGGTTTTGTACAGACTGGCGACGGCAACGTAACAACTCTCTTCCCTGAGTATCAGGATGTAAGACCTGGCGCTCCAGAGCTTCTTACAAACGACCAGGGCTGGATCTCTGTTGTTATGAGCAAGGTACATAAGAGCCCAATCTCAAGAATCAGAACTGGCCAGGTTGATATCAGAAAGATCGATGAGCTCAGAGCAAAGGGTTACAAGAAGGGTAAGCAGAAAGCTCTCACAGGCAATTTTAAGCTTGTAAGAAGAACAACTGATCCACAGACAATCTATGTAAAGAATGCTCTTCACAGAGATGACATTATCGACATCACAGATTTCGACTATGTTCAGTACCTCTATAACATCGACAAGATGATGCTCAACGAGGAACTTGCAACAGCAATGATGCTCGGCGATAGTCGTGATGAGGGAGCAGATGATAAGATCGCTCCAGACAAGATTAGACCTATCTGGACAGACGATGATCTGTATACAATTCACGTTGATCTCGATATCAATAAGGCTAAGACAGAGCTCCAGGGTACAGGCACCGGCGTAAGCTTCGGCGAGAACTACATCTATGCAGAGGCTCTCATTAACACGGTTCTTTATGCAAGAGAAAACTACAAGGGTAGCGGCACACCGGACTTCTTTATGACTCCGCATATGCTGAATGTTATGCTTCTTGCTCGTGATATGAACGGTAGAAGAATTTACTCTTCTAAGGCAGAACTCGCTTCAGCACTCAATGTAGGTAACATCTACACAGCAGAGCAGTTCGAGGGCAAGACAAGAACGACATCTGATGCTAAGAAGAAGAAACTTCTCGGTATTATTGTTAACCTTGCGGATTATTCTCTCGGCGCTACAAAGGGCGGCGAAGTAACACACTTTACACAGTTCGATATCGATTTCAACCAGGAGAAGTCCCTGCTCGAAACAAGATGCTCCGGTGCACTTACAAGAGTTTACTCCGCTATCGCTATCGAAGAGCCAGTAGCTGAAGCTGCATCTGAAACCACAGAAGATCCGTCAGCTAAGGGCTAATAAAATTCAAAATGGAGGTTAATCATGGCTAAGTGGTTCGGAAAAATTGGGTACGCTGTAACGTCCGAAACTAGACCTGGCATATGGGAAGAAGTCATTGTCGAGCGTAACTATTACGGCGATATGACTCGAAATAGTAGAAGACTCCAAGCAGCGAGTCAGGTTAATGATGATATTAATATCAATAACGAACTTAGTATTATCTCTGATCCATACGCCATGAATAGTTTTCATGCTATGCGTTACGCAGAATTTATGGGTACTAAATGGAAGATTACTAATGTGGAAGTTCAGTACCCTAGATTAATACTGAGTCTGGGAGGTTTGTACAATGGAGAGTAGACTTAAACTACAGACCGAGCTTGAAAGAATACTCGGGTCAAAGAATGTGTATTTTCAACCTCCCGAATCAGTAAAAATCAAATACCCAGCGATAGTTTACTCGTTGAATAACATCAATAATAACTTTGCTAATAATTCGATTTACAAGAAGTCGGATTGTTATAACGTAACACTAATTGATAAAGATCCGGAAAGCCCGTACGCTGACATAATATTGAACATGCCTATGTGTAGCTTTGATAGGGCATATGCTTCCGATAATCTTAATCATTTTGTGTTCACACTATATTATTAAAAAGGAGGCCAAAAAACAATGGCTGGTAAGAAACTTGTTTGGGATCAGACTAATGAACGTCTGTATGAAACAGGCGTAAAGATGTGCGTGGTTTATCCACAGGCTACAGGCGGTACATACCCTATGGGTGTTGCATGGAACGGTCTTACGGCAGTTACCGAAAGCCCGTCAGGAGCAGAAGCGACAGCACTTTATGCGGATGACATCAAGTATCTCAATCTCATGTCTGCTGAGGAATTTGCAGCTACAATTGAGGCTTATACGTATCCGGATGAATTTGCTGAGTGCGACGGATCAGCAGAACTCGCTAAAGGCGTCGCTATCGGTCAGCAGAAGCGTAAAGCGTTCGGTCTTTGCTATCGTACGGTTCTTGGTAATGACGTTGATGGAAATGACCACGGTTACAAACTTCACATTATTTACGGCGCTATGGCGGCTCCATCCGAGAAGGCTTATGCTACAATCAACGATAGCCCAGAAGCTATCACATTCTCATGGGAGCTCTCGACAACACCGGTATCTGTTGACGGATTCAAGCCGACTGCATCAATCACTATCGATTCTACAAAGGCTGATCCTACAAAGCTCGAAGCTCTTGAGAAGATTCTCTATGGTAGTGAAGAAGCAGAAGCTCGTCTCCCACTTCCTAACGAGATCGCAACACTTATGGCTGTATCATAAGTCAAACATTTTTAATCGTAGTAAAGTCGTATTCAGTTAGGCTGGCGACTTTATTTTTTTTTATTTGAAAGGAGAAATTTTTATGCTTAAGAAAACTATTACTTACGCTGATTTTAACGGCGTTGAAAGAACAGAAGACTTTTATTTTAACCTTACTAAAGCTGAGATTATTGAGATGGAAATGGGTACAGAAGGTGGCTTTGCTGAGATGATTCAGAAGATTGTCAAGGCTCAGGATGCTCCATCACTCATTAAGATTTTCAAGGATCTTATTCTTAAGGCTTATGGTGAAAAGAGCCTGGATGGTAAGAGGTTCATCAAGAATGACGAGCTTAGAGATGCGTTCGTGCAGACTGAAGCATATTCGCAGTTGTTTGTGGAACTTGCTACTAATGCTGAAGCGGCTTCAAAGTTTGTTACCGGTATTCTTCCTGCGGAAGCAACCGATAATGCGACTCCTAAGATCACGTCAAACACAAACTAACTTTGAAAACAATAAGGGGGTTTGAGAAATGCTCCCCATAACAATACCGGCTAATGAGCTGTGGGATGAAAGAAAGCAGGAGTTCATCCAATTTAAAGAACAGAAACTGCTATTGGAGCATTCTCTTGTCTCTCTTTCAAAATGGGAATCCAAATGGAATAAAGCGTTTCTAGGTAAACAACCAAAAACGGTTGAAGAAACTTTGGATTATATAAAGTGCATGACACTTACTCAAAACGTAAATCCAGATGTGTATAGAAATATTACAAACGACAACATTGAAGAGATTAATAGGTATATTGAGGCTCCGATGACTGCTACCGTTTTTACTAAGAATGTAAATTCTAGAATGAATCGTGAAGTAGTTACTTCGGAGCTTATTTATTATTGGATGATTACTTTGAATATTCCATTCGAATGTCAGAAATGGCATTTAAATCGTCTGCTTACTTTGATTAGGGTTTGTAACGTGAAGAACACACCGCCGAAGAAAATGAGTAAAAGGTCAATAATGAGCCAAAATGCGGCTCTAAATGCTGCTCGAAGAAAGCAGCTTAATTCTAATGGATAAGCATCTCAAAGGAGGTATTACTATGTCAAATGAAGAAAGAAACGAAGTTTGTAGGGCATTTGCTATGGGATTTGATGCTAAACACGTATCTGAAGTTCTTGGAGTTACGGAAGATGTTGCTAAAAAGTTCGAATCCGACAATGCCGATACAATCGCAAAAATAAAGAAGGAGATGAGCGAACGTGGCTAAGACATATAAAGGAATTGACCTTTCTCGCTGGAACGGAAGCGTTGATATGAAGAAGGTTAGAGCTTCAGGAATTGATTTTGCCATTGTCCAGAGTTCATACGGAAATGTCAAGGCATTTCCTAATCAGAAAGATTCAAGATTCGACGTAAATGTCAAGAATGCCAGGTCCGCTGGACTCGACTTCGGCGTGTATCACTACATGTATGCAACAACTACCGCGGCAGCAAAGCAGGAAGCTGAAGGATTTGTAGCACTTCTCAATAAGGTGAAACCAATTCCTTATTTTGTGGCTCTTGATATTGAAGAGGCAGCACAGGCTAAGCTTACCGCCGCATCGAAGGCTAGGATTATCAAGGCATTCATCGATGTTGTCGAGAAGGCTGGTTATTTCTGCGCTCTTTATTCATACGAGGCATTCTTGAAGTCGGTTCCTGAGTCTACAAGAAATCGCTATGCTATTTGGTGCGCGAATACATCGGCAACGCCATCCATAAAGTATGGAGTTCATCAGTATTCATTTACTGGTCGTATAAGCGGTTGCAATGGTGACGTTGACTGCAATAAAACTACAATCGACTATCATAAAAAGATTGTCGAAGCAGGTTGCAATGGCTATAAGAAATCCCCTTCAAGTAAAAAGGATGACAAGACGACCGCAACAACCAAAAAGCCGAAATCTAAAACCGTTACATACACAGTAAAACGTGGTGATACGCTCAGTGCAATTGCTGCTAAGTATGGAACTACGGTCAGCAAGATCGCAAAGGACAACAACATCAAGAATGCTAATGTCATCTATGCTGGTCAGAAGCTGAAGATCAAAAAGTAAGGAGAAAATTCAAAATGATAGCGTTCAGACAAAAGGGTGACTTTTCTAAGCTAACCAGATACCTAGAAAGAGTCAAAGAGGCCGTAAAGTTAGGCGACCTGGATAGGTACGGAATGGAAGGCGTGGCCGCCCTTGCGTCTGCTACGCCAGTGGAATCCGGTAAAACAGCTAATTCTTGGTATTATGAAATCGAGAATAACGGCAAAGTTGCAAAGATTTCATTTAAGAATTCAAACATTAACAAGGGAGTTCCAATAGCCATTATTTTACAGTATGGTCATGGAACTGGAACAGGAGGTTGGGTTCAGGGAAGAGATTACATCAACCCTGCAATTCAGCCTATTTTCGACAAGATAGCAGAGCAAGCTTGGAAGGAGGTTACTAAGGTATGAGTACAACTATAGATGAAAAAGTCGTCGAAATGCGGTTTGACAATAGGCAGTTTGAGTCTAATGTCAAAACAAGTATGTCTACGCTTGATAAACTTAAGAGTAGTCTGAACTTGACTGGGGCCGCTAAAGGTTTAGAGAATATTAGTTCTACAGCCAATAAAATTGACATGTCAGTTTTGGGAAATGGTGTTGAAACAGTAAAGGCTAAATTCTCGGCTTTGGAAGTTATGGCAGTAACCACCCTTGCTAACATTACTAATTCGGCCGTTAATGCCGGTAAGAGACTTGTTTCCGCATTTACAATAGACCCGATTAAAACGGGTCTTAACGAGTATGAAACACAGATCAATGCCGTTCAGACAATACTGGCCAATACTCAGAGTAAAGGAACAACGCTCGATCAGGTTAATGATGCGTTGGATGAGTTGAACCATTACGCCGATATGACGATTTATAACTTCACTGAAATGACTCGTAATATTGGTACTTTCACGGCAGCAGGCGTTGATCTGGACACATCGGTTTCCGCAATCAAGGGTATTGCTAACTTGGCTGCTGTATCGGGCTCTACTTCTAACCAGGCATCCACTGCGATGTATCAGCTTTCTCAGGCGTTGGCCGCAGGTCAGGTGAAATTACAGGACTGGAACTCAGTTGTTAATGCTGGAATGGGCGGTCAGGTATTTCAGGATGCTCTGAAAGAGACAGCTCGTGTTCATGGAATTGCTATCGACGACATGATAAAGAAAGAAGGCTCATTCCGTGAAACACTTCAAAATGGATGGCTTAGTTCTGAGATTCTTACAGAAACACTTGCCAAATTTACAGGAGATCTGACCGAAGAGCAGCTCAAGTCAATGGGCTACACAGACAAGCAGATTGCAGAGATTCAGAAACTTGGTAAAACCGCCAATGATGCGGCTACGAAAGTTAAAACTTTCACACAGTTAATGGATACCTTGAAGGAAGCAGCTCAGTCTGGATGGACTCAAACATGGGAAATCTTGATCGGTGACTTCGACGAAGCAAAAGAATTATGGACGAGTGTATCTGATGTATTCAGTGAGATTATTAATTCTTCTGCTGAAGCTCGCAATAATATGTTGCAGGGATGGGCCGATCTTGGAGGAAGAGAGGATCTACTCGAATCTTTTAAGAATATATTTGAGGCTATAGTTTCTGTCGTTAAGCCGATTAAAGAAGCTTTCAGAGAGATTTTCCCTCCAATAACGTCAAAGCAGTTATTTGCTCTGACAGAAGGTCTTAAAAATTTCACCGAGAAGTTAATACTTGGTGATAAGGCATCTGCCAATCTCAAATCCACATTCAAAGGCTTATTTGCGGTACTGGATATCGTTAAGCAGTTGTTTGTGGCAATACTCAAACCCGTACTCTCTTTGTTTTCAGGTCTCGACGATCTTGGTGGCGGTATTTTATCCGTAACTGGAAGTATCGGAGATTGGCTTGTTAAACTTGATGAGGCGATAAAAAAGACCGACATATTTAACAAATGTGTGCAAGGAATAGTTGGCGTTGTAAAGTTTGTTGCTAACGCGATAAAGTCATTTATAAGCGTAATCAAAGAAAGATTCGAGTTAACCAGTTTCGAGGCACTTCAGAATCTTCTCGGTAGAGTTAAAGAGCGAATGTCATCACTTAGTGGTGTAGCGGACACCATGAAAGCTGGAATAGTCAAGGCATTGGACGCTATAGGTTCGGCTTTTGATAATTGTGATTTCTTCAAGCTCTTGGAAACATTGTGGGGTCTTATTAAGAAGGTAGGATCTGGGCTTGCAAAAGTTCTTGGAGCATTAACAGGTGGACTTATAGATAAACTCGGCAATGCGAATTTTGATGGATTCTTTGATTTTGTTAACTCGTTACTCCTTGGCGGTATTGGTGTAGCCATTGCTAAATTTGTCAAAGGCTTCTCTGATATTACCAAATCGGTTTCAAGTTTCAAGGATAGTGCGATCGGAATTCTTGACGAAGTAAAAGGATGTTTCGAAGCTTATCAGACTCAGTTAAAAGCTGGAATACTTATGAAGATCGCAACCGCAATTGCTATTCTCGTAGGCGCTATTCTTGTACTGTCATTTATTGATAGCGATAAACTATCGCAGGCAATAGGTGCAATAACAATGCTATTTGGTGAACTTGTTGGCTCAATGGCTCTGTTCACTAAATTCGGCGGAGATTTTAAAGGTGTAACAAAAGCGTGCACCGCTATGATAAGTATATCTTTGTCTGTTCTTATTCTGGCTGCGGCTCTCAAGAAAATCTCAGATTTAAGTTGGGAAGAACTCGGAAAAGGACTTGTCGGAGTTACCGTTATGCTTGGGGAAGTAGTCGGAGCAGCAATTCTTCTCTCTAAATTTGGCGGCAAAATAAAAGGTGTCGGAGTTCCGATGATACTTATAGCTGCTGCTTTAAAAATCCTAGCTTCGGTATGCAAAGATATGTCCGAACTTGGTTGGGAGGACTTAGCAAAAGGCGTTGTCGGAATAGGGGCAATATTACTTGAATTTGTGGGCTTCCAGGCGTTGCTTAAACTGATCAAGCCTAAGAAAATGCTGAGCTCAGCTCTTTCTTTGGTCCTTATTGGTGCCGCAATGGAGATATTTGCTGATGTATGCAAGAAATTCGGAAGCTTAGATTGGGGTGATTTAGCTAAGGCCGGTGCGGCTATTGGAGGCATACTAATTCTGGCTTCAGGTTTCGCTAAACTCGCCGGTATGGCTAAGAAGATGATGCGTAGCTCAGTGGCTCTCGTTATCATCGGAGCAGCAATGGAAATATTTGCCGATGTGTGTGATAAGTTCGGTGCAATTAAGTGGGAAGCTCTTGCCAAGACTGGAGCGGCAATGACTGGAATATTAGGTCTTTCTGCCGGGTTTGCAAAACTTGCTGGAATGTCTAATAAGATGCTTGGATCAGTTGTTAGCCTCACCATTATTGCGGCGGCAATGGAAATATTTGCTGACGTATGTAATAAGTTTGGTTCTATGGATTGGGAGTCCTTAGGTAAAGCAGGTGCAGCTATTGGGGGTATTTTGGCTCTTGCTGCTGGCTTTGCTTATCTTGCAGGACTTTCAGATGGAATCATAGGATCGTCTGTTGCTTTACTTATCATGGCAGCAGCGCTTGCCGTGTTTGCTCCGACACTAAAAACGTTAGGAGGCATGAAGTGGTCCGCAATAGCCAAGGGACTGATTGCTATAGCCGCTGCTTTTACAATTCTCGGAATCGCAGGTGCAATTCTTGGACCATTAGTTCCGTCAATCTTGGGACTCGCAGCAGCATTTGCACTTATAGGCGTAGGTGTTCTTGCTTTGGGCGCTGGTTTAACGCTGGCCGCAGTAGGAATAACTGCCCTAGCAACTGCTTTATCGGCAGGAGCAACAGCAATAGCGGCTGGTTTAACGGTATTAACCGTTGCAATAGCAGACTGCATTATCATACTTATTGAAAAATTAGGAGATGCTATAGTCGCATTTTGTAATGCAATCATTGAAGCAGCGCCAGCTATCGGCGAAGCCATAAAAGTCCTAATTCTTGAATTGATCAGTGTCATTGACGAATGCGCAATGCCACTTGTTAATTGCATTTTAAAACTCGCCGATCAATTGCTGGCATCACTTGTTGAATATGCCCCTCCAATTATAGATAAGCTTATGAGTTTTCTTATCCTTGTCATAGAGGGAATCGCTAACAGAATGCCTGAATTGATAGGAGCTGCAATGGATCTCATAGGTTCTTTCTTCCAAGGAATAGTACAGGCTTTAGGTAGTATGGACAGCGGTGCTTTGACTGAGATGATCGTCGGTGCAGGATTACTTGCAACTCTTATGTATGCGTTATCCGGTTTAGCCACTATTGCTCCTGGAGCGATGGCCGGAGTATTAGCAATGGGTGCTGTTATAGCGGAGCTTACTGGTGTTGTGGCGGCAATTGGAGCCATCGCTCAGATACCAGGATTGGACTGGCTGATAAACGAAGGAGGAAACCTACTTCAAGATCTCGGTACAGCCATCGGTAAATTTATTGGTGGTATTGTCGGCGGTATTGCGGAAGGAATAACAGCATCACTCCCTCAAATTGGTAGCGATATATCTGCATTCATGACTAATGCCGAAGGATTTATCGAAGGCGCAAAGAATGTAGACTCTAGTGTTATTGAAGGTGCCGGAATACTTGCTGGAGCTGTAATAGCATTAGGTGTTGCTGAATTTATAGAAGGTATAGCATCGATTATGTCACTTGGATCCTCACTCGGTGATCTCGGAACGGACCTGTCCAATTTCATGGCAAATTGTGCTGGCTTCATCGAGGGAGCAAAGGGTATAGACCCAACTGCTATGGAGGGTGTAAAAACTCTTGCTGACGCACTGTTGGTTCTCACCGCAGCTAATCTGGTTGATCAAATAACATCTTTTATTTCCGGAAGTCATTCGTTAGCCGATTTCGGAGAGCAGTTGGCACCATTTGGTGAAGGTCTTAAAGCGTTTGGTGATTCCGTTCAGGGTGTTGATACAGAAGCTATACGTAATGCAGCAGATGCAGCACAAGCACTTGTTAGTGTGGCTAACGCACTCCCTGGAGAAGATGGATGGTTGCAGAAAATCTGTGGCGAGAAGAGTGTAGCATCATTTGGTGATAAATTACCCGATTTCGGTGATGGACTCAAAAAATTTGCAGAATCTGTTAAAGATATTGATACTGAATCAATAAGGGGTGCAGCAGATGCGGCACAAGCACTTGTCGATGTAGCAAATACGCTTCCTAAAGAAGATGGCGTATGGCAGTCATTGGTTGGCGAAAAGAGTATAGCTAATTTTGGTGACGAGCTTGAGCTGTTTGGCGATAGTATAAATAGATTTAGTTCTTCAGTAGAGGGACTTAATGTTGAACCGATGAAAACCGCTTCTAATGCAGCGCAAGCACTTGTTGACTTAGCAAATAAACTTCCTAAAGAAGACGGTGTATGGCAAAGTTTGATTGGTGAGAAGAGCCTTGGTAATTTCGGTGACGAACTTGAGTCATTCGGAACAAGCCTACACGGATATTCAAACTCTATTACAACAGGAACTGGAATCAATGGCGAGGCGATAGATACTTCTATTAAGGCCGCTAAGTCATTAGTAAAGCTGGCAGAATGGCTTGATGATCATGATTACGATGAGGTCAAGGACTTCCCTGATGCACTTATAACTCTCGGAACTAGCCTTAACGCCTATTCATCCGAAGTAAAAGAAGTAAACCAGTACACAATTGAAGGGTCTGTTAATTCTATAAAAAAAGTTGCAAACATGATCAAATACCTTAACGGTATAGATTATTCAAACGTAAATGTATTACCAGAAAATCTCACCGATCTCGGCAAGAAGCTCAAGGCATTTTCTATGTCTGTAGCCGGAATAGACGCAAATCAGGCTACTGCTTCTGTAACAGCATTGAGACAGATACTACATGCGTTAGCCGATATGAAAAATACGGATTTCTCTGTCATAGAGACATTCAACAGCTCGCTTAAAAAGATAAGCAAGTCAAGTGTCGATAATTTCATCAATGCATTTAAGGGTGCTAATGTCAAGACAGTCAATGCAGCTAAAGGTATGATTGATAACTTGGTCAGAGGATTTACACTTAACAGCGGTAAGGTTAAAACCGCCTCATCCAAGGCGGTTCAGGATGCAATAAAGGGTATCGAATCTAAGCAATCTGCTTTTGCAACTGCTGGCACCAAACTTATGAGTAATCTTGCTAAGGGAATTAGTCAGAAGACTGGTTCAGTTACTACTGCCGTGAGAACTGCGGTATCTAGTGCATGTTCGGCAATCTCAAGCCAGTATACGGTTTTTTACAATCAAGGAACCTACTTAGGCGCAGGTCTTGTGCTCGGTATCAACTCAAAGCAGCAGGCAGCTTATGACGCGGGTTATGCTCTGGGTCAAAAAGCGGCACAGGGTGAGAAGGATGGTCAGAAGTCTAACTCGCCATCAAAACTTACAATTCAGTACGGTAAATGGCTTGGCGAGGGTCTGGTAATCGGTATTGAAAAGATGGGTAAATCAGTTTACAGTGCCGGTTATAATATGGGCGAAACAGCAACAAACACAATATCTAAAGCGGTTTCCAGAATCTCAGATATGATGGATACTAGCATCGATAGTCAGCCAACAATTCGTCCTGTTGTTGACCTTAGCAATGTTCAGTCAAGTGCTGACACAATCAATGGTATGTTTGGCATAAATCCGTCAATCGGTCTATTGTCAAACGTCGGAGCCATAGATTCTATGATGAACGCTTCACTTCAAAATGGAGCAAATGATGATGTCGTTTCTGCTATTAACAAACTTAACAAGAATCTTGAGAATGTTGGAGGAAATTCGTACGTCATCGATGGCATCACATATGATGATGGAAGTAACATTACAGATGCTGTTCAGTCTCTGGTAAGAGCAGCACGAGTAGAAAGGAGGGTGTAAAATGGCTACCTATACTGTCAAAAAGGGCGATTGCCTTTGGACTATAGCCGAAGAGAAACTCGGAAGCGGTCTGAAATGGAAGGCGCTCGCAAAGGTAAATAATATATCGGAGAGTAACCCGGTTATTTATCCAGGACAGGTTCTTAATCTGGATATCAGTGGAAGTTCTTCTGGAACAACCACAACAAAGAAGAAGAATACGTCTAATAAACCGACTATTCAGTATTTCGGCGTACAGGCAGGAACTGACTCGACGATATTTGCAACTTGGTCTTGGGATAAGAGCCATACTGACAATTATAAAGTAATGTGGTATTACGATACCGGTAACAAAGTATGGTTCGTGGGTAACGACGACACAAGCGAATATAAACAGAGCACTTATAGTGCCCCATCAAATGCTAAGCGAGTTAAGTTTAAAGTTAAGGCCATTTCTACAAAGCACACGGTTAACAAGAAAGAGGTCTCTTATTGGACCGGTAACTGGTCTACCGAGAAGATCTTTAATATGAGCAACACCCCTCCTGTAGCTCCATCAGCTCCGAGTGTGGAAATCAAAAATTACAAGTTAACAGCAACCCTTGATAACCTTGATGTAAATGCTACTGAGATTCAGTTCCAAATCGTCAAGGATGACAAGAAAGTATTTAAGACCGGCAAAGCAAAAATAGTAACAGCGCATGCTTCATACTCCTGTACTGTTACTGCTGGTTCAAAATACAAAGTTCGTGCCAGATCTGTTAAGGACGGAAAGTACAGTGATTGGTCTGATTATTCAAGCAATTCTGAGACGGCACCGTCCAAACCATCTGGTATAACAACATGCCGGGCCAATTCAAGGACCTCGGTCTATTTGGCTTGGTCAAAAGTAGCAAATGCTACAAGCTATGACATTGAATATGCAACAAAGAAAAGCTATTTCGATGGTTCGGATCAGACTACGACAATAAGCAATGTCGAATTTACTCATTACGAGAAAACTGGTCTTGAAACTGGACAGGAATATTTCTTCAGAGTAAGAGCAGTAAATGACAGTGGTAAATCAGGGTGGACGACAGTTAAATCAGTTACTATCGGTAAACCTCCGTCTGCCCCAACCACTTGGTCATCTACCACAACAGCAATCACAGGCGATCCGTTGAACTTATATTGGGTTCATAATGCCGAAGATTCGTCAAAGCAGACTTATGCTGATCTGGAGTTGTATATCAACGGAGTCAAAGAGACTCATACGATAAAAAAAGAGACACCAGAAGATGAAGAAGAAACAACAAGCGTATATTCAATTGATACTTCGACATTCAATGAAGGAACAACAATTAAATGGAGGGTAAGAACTGCCGGTATCACCAAGGAATACGGTGATTGGTCCGTTCAGCGAACCATTGATATTTATGTTCCTCCCACAATGTCAATTAACCTGACCGATTCGGCAGGCACACTTATTGAAAACCTCACGACATTCCCGCTTTATATTCGTGGTGAAGCCGGACCAAGCTCGCAGACACCTATCGGGTATCACGTGGCTATAACGTCTGGAGAAGCTTATGAAACAGTTGATCGTGATGGTAATCCAAAACTCGTAAATAAGGGAGAAGAGGTTTACTCTAAGAACTTTGATACGAATGAGCAGCTATTGGTCGAACTCTCTGCCGGTAACATTGACTTGGAGAACAATGTTACTTACACAGTTACCTGCACAGTTACTATGAATTCTGGTCTGTCTGCGGAAGACACGGCTGAGTTTAAGGTGGCTTGGGAAGATGATCAATATGCACCAAATGCCGAAATAATTATTGATAATAATGATTTAACAGCAAGCATAAGACCGTATTGTCTCGACGAGAATGATGCATTAATCGAAGGATTAACTCTGTCTGTTTATCGAAGAGAGTATGACGGCACATTTACAGAAATAGCATCAGGACTTAACAACACTAGCAACACATATGTAACAGATTCGCATCCGTCCTTAGACTTTGCGAGATACAGAATAGTTGCGGTGACAAATTCTACTGGAGCAGTAAGCTATTACGACGTTCCAGGTGTTCCTGTTGACGAAAAAGCTGTAATTATTCAGTGGGAAGAAGACTGGTCGTCATTCGATACAACAAATGAAGATAAGTTATTCGAACCAACATGGGCGGGATCAATGCTGAGACTGCCTTATAGCATCGACGTGTCCGATAAGCATAGTTCAGATGTTGAACTTGTTAAATATATCGGACGTAGACACCCCGTAAGTTATTACGGAACACAATTAGGCGAGTCAGCTACTTGGAATGTTGAGATTGAGAAGGACGACAGTGAGACGCTGTATGCACTTCGTAGGTTGGCTATATGGATGGGAGATGTTTATGTAAGAGAGCCTAGTGGCAGTGGCTATTGGGCCCACATCTCTGTTTCGTTTAAGCAGACACATTGCAATTTAACAATCCCAGTAACGCTGGACATAACGAGAGTAGAAGGAGGTATGTAAGATGCCAGATTGGTCTGCGTCAATGCAGCAGACATTCGAGTATTATGTGGTTGATCCAATAACATGGAGAGACACTGAAAAGATCACAAATGTCAAGTCTTGCTCAATCAATAGAGATTCTGATGCAGAGACACTCGGTTCTGCAAGTATAGACGTGACTGATTCCCTTGGAGAATGTTATATACGAGCATACCTCATTACAATTCAAAATGGAGTTACTGAGAAGTTTCCTTTGGGTACTTTCTTGGTTCAGACTCCATCATCAAGCTTTAACGGTAAGATACGTAATGTTTCAATGGATGCTTATACTCCATTACTCGAATTAAAAGAGAATCCGCCTCCACTCGGTTACTCCTTGATGAAAGATGAAAACATCATGGATATCGCATACAGGCTTACACGAGAGCATGTTAGAGCTCCTGTCGTTGAGACTAAGTGTGATACTAAACTGAGTTATGATTTCGTGGCGGACACAAACGATACCTGGCTGTCATTCTTAATTGACTTGATAGCCAATGCAAAATATTCATATGGGCTGGATGAACTTGGTCGTATTCTCTTCACACCGAAGCAGGATACGGCCTCTTTACAGCCGGTATGGACTTACAACGACGATAACAGCTCTATATTATTACCTGATTTTAGTATGGACCACGATCTCTATGGCATCCCAAATGTCGTAGAAGTGGTCTATTCTAATAATTTAGGAACACTATACTCAAGAGTCGTAAATGATGATGAGAATAGTCCTATCTCAACGGTTAATAGAGGGCGTGAAATAATACATAGAGTTACCGACCCAGAGTTAGCCGGAAACTCTTCTCAAAGGCAGATAGATGAGTATGCGGAGCAGTTGCTTCGTAATTTGTCATGCCTTGAATACACGGTGACTTATACACACGGCTATTGCCCAGTAAGGCTTGGTGATTGTGTGAGACTTAATTACACAAGAGCAGGCATAACTGACATGAAAGCTAAAGTAATAAGTCAATCAATTAAATGTACATCTGGATGCCAGGTGACAGAGAAGGCAGTCTTTACTAAGAAATTATGGAGGTGATATTGGCATGGCTCTATCTAGTGAATTGATATCTCAGTTTGTCAAAGCAACAAAAGATGACAGTGGCAACGATAACAACGAATCTACTGTTTACGGTACCGTGAAGGAGTATAACGGTAAAAAGTATGTGCAGCTTGATGGCTCTGATTTACTTACTCCAATAAGTTCTACGACAGATACAAAAGCCGATGAGAGAGTCACTGTCATGATCAAGAACCATACTGCCACAGTTACCGGTAATATTTCATCTCCAGCAGCGAGAACCGATGATGTCCAAGAGATTGGCAGTAAGATATCTGAGTTCGAGGTTGTTATAGCAGACAAGGTAGATACGAAAGAGCTTAATGCGGAACGAGCTAGGATTGATAATCTGGTTTCTGAGAATGTAATTATTCGAGGAGAGCTCGATGCCAATACAGCAAACATCAAAGAGCTAACCGCTGATAGTGTAAAAGTTAATGATACACTTACGGCTCATAAAGCAGACATCGAGGATCTTCAGGCTAAGAACGCCACTATTGAGGGAACACTCACTGCTCATAAAGCTAGTATTGATGACTTGACAGCAGATAATGTGACTATTAACAGTACGTTAAATGCTCATAAAGCTAATATTGACGACTTAACGGCCGACAATGCGACTATTAAAGGTAACTTGACAGCTGCAGAAGCAAACATTGAGGATCTGAAAGCTAATAAGTTGTCTGCAACAGATGCTGATCTGAAGTATGCGAATATTGACTTCACTAACATCAATCAGGCAGCGGTAGAAAAGATATTCTCTGATTCAGGTATTATCAAAGACCTGATTGTAAGCGAGGGTAAGATTACTGGTGAATTGGTCGGCGTTACTATTAAAGGTGACCTGATTGAGGGTAATACTATTGTTGCGGATAAGCTTGTTGTGAAAGGTTCGGATGGTCTCTATTACAAACTTAATACTGATGGTGTTACTACCGAGTCTGAGCAGACCGAGTATAACAGTTTGAATGGTACGGTTATTCAAGCTAAGTCAATCACTGCAACAAAGATCGCCGTTGACGATTTGGTGGCATTTGACGCTACTATTGGTGGATTTAACATCACTGAATCATCAATATATTCGGGAGTAAAGAACTCTGTTAATAATACGACTCGTGGAATCTATATGGATAACGAGGGGCAGATAGCTTTCGGAGACGGCAGTAACTATCTGAAATACTACAAAGATACGGATGGAAGTTACAAGCTTGTTATCTCTGCACGAAGCATCAAAATGGGTGCCAGTGGCAAGAATGTCGAAGAGGCTATTAATGACGTCAAAGCTGACATAGACAACGTACGAGACGAAATTACAACACTTCTTAGGATAGAGTCTTCAAGGGGTACAGTATTCAAAAGTGATAGGGTGGCTACTGTCTTATCCGTTGTGTTGTATCACGGAAAACAGAGAATAACAGATAGTGCTACTATGAAACAGGTATTCGGCGACAAGGCATATTTGCAGTGGAAATGGCAGAGGCTGGATGACGAATCATTCGGAATCCTATCATCTTCAGATTCAAGATTTGGGGATAATGGATTTACATTTACTTTATCGCCAGATGACGTAGATACAAAAGTTACGTTTATGTGCGAATTGATGGTTTAAGTAAAACGTTAATAAACAGACCCTTCCTCTAGCAATGAGGTTGGGTCTTTTTAATTTTAAAGAAAGAAGGAATTCAAAATGGCAATTAAGGCAGCAGATCAGTTGACGATTATTGACGTAACCGACGCGTATTCAGTCATGCTGACAAGTGAGGCGTACACATTCGTAGGTGGAACTGGTGGAGTAGCTTCCGGCCAAACTTGTACAACGGAGGCAGTGGCATTCTGCGGAACAAATCAGTGTACATCGGTTAATGTAACAGCGGCAGATATTGTTTGTCCAACAGGTATCAGCGCAGCCGTTACAAACAGCGGAACATCTAAGGTTAAGATCACATTTACCACCACAGCCACGATTTCAGCGGCTTGCGAGGCTACTATTCCTGTAGTAGTTGACGGTATTACGATGAATAAGAAGTTCTCTTTCGCTGTGGCTAAGGCAGGTACTAATGGCCAAAACGGTACTTCCGTAACAGTATCATCGACCTCAATAACATACCAGGTTGGTACCAGCGGAACAACAAAACCAACTGGAGAATGGTCAGCAACAATTCCTACTGTCGCTAAAGGCCAGTATCTCTGGACTAAGACAGTCGTTAAGTATTCTGATGGTAAGTCGACAGAAGCATATAGTGTTTCTTATCAGGGAACAAACGGTCAAAATGGTCAAAACGGTACATCTGTTACCGTATCTTCGACATCTGTAACGTATCAGGCAAGCTCAAGCGGCACAACTACTCCGACTGGTACATGGGGCACTTCGGTTCCAAGTGTACCAAATGGACAGTTCTTGTGGACTAAAACTGTCGTAACTTATTCGGACGGTAAGTCAACTACTTCATATAGTGTCTCGTACAAAGGAACCAACGGTACGAATGGTACAAATGGTGCGGATGCTATTACAGTAACGATAACATCTTCGAACGGCACAATCTTTAAGAATAACTCTGGCTCCACAGTGCTTACAGCTCATGTATTCAAAGGCGCTGTCGAGCAGTCCATTACTGATGCAGGTGTCGTAGCAGGTAGTCTCGGTACTATCAAATGGTATAAGGGTACTAGCGCAACAGCAATCGCTACTGCTAAGACTCTCACAGTCGCAGCTACAGACGTACTTAATTCCCAGGTATATACTTGCCAGCTTGAATAGGAGGTGTTAAGCAATGGCAGTAAAAGCCAAAGCAGAGATAACACTCTCTCGAATTATAGATATTGAATCTGTAACTCGGTACTACTTACTTCAGTCTTCAACAGCGAGTGCGCCGTCCAAACCGACGGCCAACCCGCCTGGAGGTAACTGGAAAACAACAGAGCCATCCTATACATCAGGCTCTACTAACACATTATATTTTGTCGATCTGACTATCATGACAAATGCCACGTTCAGCTATTCGGCAGTATCTAAGTCTAGTAGCTATGAAGCAGCTAAAGAGGCTTGGAACAAGGCAAATAATGCTCAAAATAGTATTGATAATTTGCAGGTTGGAGGTAGGAATCTCATTCTCAACTCCGATGTTTGGGAATCAAACGGTTCCGTAGCAACAGGCATAACCAAAGAAGTGAATGATGGAGTTTTAAAGATCATATCTGCATCCGGAAACGATAACTGGTGTAGTTTCAGTAGAAAAAACGTCATAGAAGATAACTTAAACGAAGGCGATCCATTTACGTTCTCAATTGAGATTAAATCAGAAGATGGAACTAAACCCCCAGCTATATACTTCAAAAGTGGCATGGGGTATTACTCAATGAAAGGAACCGTATCATCTGAATATTCTTGGATTTATTATACGGGAACTTGGAAGAAGACAAATGATATATCTTTTCATTTTGGATGGAATACTTCAATAGGAACCTATTATATTCGAAAAATTAAACTCGAAAAAGGCAACAAACCAACAGACTGGACTCCTGCTCCTGAAGATATGGCCACATCAGATGCTATTACAGCGGCAAATACTGCTATGGATGAACTCGCAGATCAGGTTGATGCTCGTATCACGGCTACGGAAACAGATATAGACGCTGTTAATCAGGTCATTTCAAACCTGATTGTCGATGAGAATGGTGGCTCATTAATGAAGCAAACGACCGATGGTTGGGTCTTTTCAATGGCTGAAATAATGGGACAAGTACAGCAGGCAACCGATGATCTAAAAACTCTTGAGGGTAATCTTGACGACCAAGGTGGTAGCATCGATGCGTTGCAGAATGCGGTAAGCACTTTGGAAACGCTAACAAGTTATGTTCGTATTACTACCGAAGGAGACGAACCTTGTATCGAGCTCGGAAATCACGGGGCATTCAAAGTCAGAATTACAAATTCATCAATTGATTTTATGGACGGAACTTCAATACCTGCCTATATAAATAATCAGTCTCTCAAAATAGATAAGGCTGAGGTAGAAAACGAGCTCGCATTCGGAAAATTTGCATTCAAAGAACGAGATAACGGAAATATGGGATTAATTTGGAAGGGGTGATAATCTGTTATGGCAACATTAAAAACCGCACAATTTGGTAGCGGAACTTGTCCTCAGGCGCAGCTTGATGTAACAGTATCGAGTAATACTGCGACGACAGCTACATTATCCTGGACTCTTAAGTGGGTTACTCATGGATACACAGTATCGGCAAGTAATAGTAAAAGCTATACCGTAAAGATAAATGGTTCGACAGTCAAGAGTGGCACTTTTGCCATTAACGGTAAAACCACCCAAACAATAACAAGCGGTACGGTAACAATAAATAAAAGTACGGCAACCAAGTCGATTCCTTTGTCGTTATCTTTTGATATGTCGTATTACTGGGGTAGCACGTATGGCGGCACAAAAACTGCTTCCGGATCAATCTCGGTTGGCGCAAAGACATCATATAAGATTTCTTACAACGCTAACGGAGGTTCAGGTGCACCATCTGCTCAAACAAAATGGCATGGTACTGACATAAAACTCTCGACCACAAAACCATCAAGAACGGGCTACACATTTTCAAAATGGAATACTAATGCTTCCGGAACCGGTACTTCGTATAACTCAGGAGCTACATATACTGCTAATGCAGCGACAACTCTGTATGCCGTATGGAATCAGATTACGTATACCGTTTCTTACAACGCTAACGGAGGTTCAGGTGCACCATCTGCTCAGACTAAGAAGTATGGAACGGCTTTAACTCTGTCATCAACCAAACCAACTCGTGCAAATTACACATTCAAAGGATGGGCTACGTCTTCAACCGGAGGTGTAGCTTATTCTGCTGGTGGAAGGTACACGGCAAACGCTAAAGTCACATTGTATGCGGTTTGGGAATTGACATATACAAAACCGGTTATTTCAAGTCTTAAAGCGATTCGTTGCAATTCAGAAGGTACCGCCGTAGAGACGGGCACCTATGCAAAAGTCACATTCAATTGGTCTACTTGTACCGTAACGGGCAACACGGCAACTGTTTCGTCAATCAAAATAGTGTGGGGAAGCACAAGTGTCTCTCCAGCAGGAAGTGGATCAAGCGGAAGTGTATCTCAGGTAATTGGTGCCGGCGCACTTAGTGTGGACAGCTCATACACAATTACCGTAGTGGTATCGGATAGTGAGAGCGGAAGCACAAGTAAAACTATAACTTTGGGCGGAACCAAATTTCCTATTGATTTTAAATCAGGAGGTTCTGGTGTTTCCATAGGTAAACCAGCAGAGCTTGCGAATGTATTTGATGTAAACTATCAAGCTATATTTAGAGCTGGATCGGATGTTTCACCAACTACTGCTAATACCGGTGCTATCATTATCGGTAATCCATCCGGAACGCATCTTGCTATGGACGGAAACGAAATCATGGCAAAGAGCAATGGCACAACTGCCGGAGATCTGTTTATACAATGCGATGGTGGAATGCCTTGTCTTAGTAACAATACTGCTCAAGTCGGTAATGTTCGTTTTCAAAACGAATGGATAGGTTTTTATAGCTCATATACTGACGCTAGAAATAACACAAACCGAAAAGGCTATATTGGTCATAACAGGGGTGATGATCTGAAGATATATAACGAAGTATCTGGAGGATGTATATCAACAAATGTAACCGTGCAAACCGCAGGCACATTCAGATTGAATGCTGCATACTCGACTTCTACTTCTTTGAACTGTCGATGGAAAGATGGTCTGATACATGACTTGATAAACAGTAGTTCTGATGGACTTAGCAGTTATATCGGACCGGTATCAACTAGTGACAGCATGAAAAGTGTAACAAACATAAGAGGTTATACTGTTCGTCTGTACAACCACGGAGGCGGTACATATCTCGGCTCTAGCGGAAGCACAGCAATCACCTCGGATAAGAATCTCAAAAAAGATATTTATGATCTGAGTGATAAGTATGTCGAATTCTTCATGAAGCTGAGACCAGTAACTTACAAGTACAATGCCAAGGAGAATATCGGCCATAGAGATCACTTGGGCTACATAGCTCAGGAGGTTGAGGATGCACTCACTACGAGTGGTCTGACCACCGAACAGTTTGCTGGCATATGTATCGAGAATGACGTAACGCTTGACTTCAACGAGGATTCATCTCTGACTGATAAAGAGCGTGAGGATAATAAGATACATTATGACAAGTTATATTCTCTGAGATATGAAGAGTTTATTGCCTTGAATACTCATATGATTCAGCAAGCATATAAAAAAATAGAAGAACAACAGACTGAGATTGATGATCTTAAAGCAAGATTATTAAAATTAGAAAGTATGATGGGAGGACTGAAGAATGAATAAGAAATTTTGGAAAGCAATTGCAATACGTGCAATCCGTACAGTCTGCCAGACAGCTGTAGCGTTGATTGGAACCGCGACATTCGTTGAAGACGTAAATTGGGTTGCAATTACATCTGCCTCACTCTTATCTGGTGTGGTATCCGTACTGACGTCTATCGCCACCGGACTACCTGAAGTAGATAAGTAGTAGGTGGTCAGAATGAATGAGACAGAGTTTGTCGGATATTTGGTTCTGGCTGTCATTACTCTTGGCGGATTTATTGCTGTAATAATGAAGTTCGTGCAACCAATAAACGATTTACGAATTGTTATTCAGAAGTTGAATGACACGATTGACACACTCAAAACCGATAATGTTACTCAGAATCGAAGAATCGAAAAACACGGGGAGCAGATTGACGATCTTAATCATCGTGTAGGTAAAATCGAAACCAAGATTGAGACCTATCGTAAGTAAAGAATAAAGGCTCCGTCAATATGACAGGGCCTTTTATTTTTTATCCCAATTTCTTATCATCTTTAGTTCCAATTATCTCATAACCATATTTTAATCTCTTAGGGAGTTTATGATGTTTTCTTCCCTCATATCCTAGTGCCTCATCAATAGCATTCCTTGCACACCTATTTGTCTTGTAGATGTTATTATCTCCTGGGATCGTTATGGTCCAACCATTCTTATAACCCTCAATCCAATATCCGCGGTATTTGAAGTCTGCTCTTTCTACTGCTGTATCTTTCCATACTATTCTCATTTATAGTTCCTCCAAACGTTGTTTTGTCAACGTGTATATCATCGGGGCGCTATAAAAATAACACCATAATGATATACACGAAGGGTAAAAGTTAACCCACACTTTATTGGTGTAGGTCTATGTCTAATATGAATTCTACATCATTTTCGCGACTGAATTCAATTCTGCTGATTATCTGTTTTAAGGATTCATTTTTAGTAGCCGCATCGAGTCGATCATCTTGTATTGTCATCAATGCTTCCGATACAAGTATTAGCTTTTCCTCATACTCTTCTTTTTCTGGAATAGTATATTCCAAGTCTTCTATTTGCTTTTCCAACGTTTCCAATCGTTGATTGTGGATTGCCTTACGCTCTACAAACTCATTATTCGTAATGTCATCATTCTCCCACGAATCAAATAATTTCGACTTCTTCTTTTCTATTTTACGCATCTCTTTAACAAGAGCATCTATTTGCTTCTGTATGTCATTCTCGTCTATATCAGGAGAGTTCTCTATCTTAACTTCAAAATCGTCTACGTACGTACGCAATGCATGAGTAACGGCTGCAACAACATCACTGGCGATTGCCGACTTGACTCTGCATCCTGAGGTATTACTCTTATGAACGATTCGGTCACTACGAGTCTTGTCATAAGGCTGCAAATGCATAGACTTGCCACATTTCTTGCAATAGACTAAGCCAGCAAGAGGATTTTTAAGTCGCAATCCAGAACGAGTACGATCTTTGTAAAATTTCTTTTGAGCTTCTCTGAATGTCTCCTCATCGACCAAAGCGTCTTTCATGTGTTTGCCATCATATAGCATATACTGATCTGAGTGATAACGTGGGCGAGTTATTTTAAGTTCGCCATTAACCATAGTCTTAATTCTCATACGATTATTCCATCTGACTTTTCCCATGTAAACCGGATTTGTCAAATAAGTTTTAACCGAATCTTTAGTCCACTCAGTATCTCCTCGATATGTCGGAGCACCCATAGCGGTTAATCGTTTTGCTATGTCATGAGTTGATAGACCGTCTTTAACTGACCATTCAAATATTTTCTTAATGTAAGGAGCCTCAATTTCGTTAGGGACTAGTGTACGCTTTGTCTTGGTCTTTACAATATTGTATCCGTACGGACGATAAGCGCCCATGTAATTTCCTTCGACAACCGCTTGTCTACGGCCACGGTCCATACGTTTGTGGATCATCTTATATTCTCGACGAGACATGAATAGTTCAAATTCCATATATTCTTCGTCTTCTTGAGAGTGTGCTACGTCATATGTTTTGGTAGGGGTTACAACTAGCACGCCGTTATTCATATTTGAGTATTTAAGACAGTCCATAATTGTTTGAGCATCACCTTGATTACCACGAGATAAACGAGTTACTTCAACTATGAGGATACCTTTATATTTTCCTTTATAGCAATCTTCGAGTAACTTCTGTATTTTAGGTCTACCAGCGATTGATTCACCAGATTCTAACTCAGTGTATATTTCACCAATGTAGAAACCTTTTCTAGCTGCAAGTTCTTCTAGCATTTTCCTATGCCTTGCTAGGGTTTCTCCTTCACCGAGTTTTTCGGCTTCTAAATCTGCTCTGGATTTTCTTAAGTAAATTGCATAAACATCCATATCCAAAGCTTTAGATGTTACATTATTCATATCAAATGTTGTCATGGAGTCACTTCCTATATCTATAATGTGCTTGCCAAGGGATAAAGTTGGCATCACCTCCTTCGCGTTATTTTCAACTCCCTTTTATTTTTGTCTCTGTGAAATTAAGAATCTACCATACTCCATAAGCTTCTCGTGCTCCTCATCAGTAAACGGGTCCATGCCGAACGCTTTATGCCATGCTTCTACATGCCTTACATAGGTTTCGTTTACTGACGAATATACGGCCTCTTCTTCACCATCTGATATTTTTGTAGATAGCATTTCTTTAGTATTCCACCCCATTAAATGAGCAGGGGTTGTGTCTAAAGTTTCAGCGAGTGGATTAAGAATGCTCAATGGCAAATTCTCAATATCTCCATTTTCATATCTATATATCGTTGTTCTATTCTTACCTAGTTTAGATGCAAGATCATCGATCGACATACCTCTTTTCGTTCGTAAATTCTTTATTCGTTTTCCTATAGACATTATCTTGTCTCCTTTCTGACAAAACTTATCATATATTAATATTTGCATACGTGCAAACAAAAAGCAAACCTAGATTAAAATATTTGCATTTTATGCGAAAAAAATGTATTGACAGAAAAATTGGAATGGTGTTATCTTTTAGATGTTGCATGAAACGCAACCAGAAAGAGGTGTATGCATTGGATGCAAATAAAATAATTTTTAAGATTTTTGAGAAGAGTTTACATGTTGATACAGCTGCCGAACTATACAAAAAAGATTTCTCGTAATGAAGAGATAACTATAGGTGATGCACTCAAACTGAAAGAACTCCTGAATCTTACCAATGTAGAGGCAATTGATATTTTCTTATCTTAGAGGTGTTTGTATATGAAAACATACAGATTTAAAAATGCTATTGTACACGTTCATGGAAAGGTGAGTAAAGAAAGACTTGAAAAAGCCACTATCAAACTCGTAAAAGGCTCTCAGAGATATAAGCGAGGTGTAAATAAGTAATGGCGACAAAGATTCGTCCTGAGATTTCTAAAGATAATAAATACTGGATTGATAAGCATCGTCATTACGAGCTTAAACATTTTTGCTTGCAATATCCTGAATGGAAGAAAGAATACAGACGGAATCCTGGAATCCCATCTTCTTTAGTAGATAGATTGGCGAGTGATAATATCCCAGGAGATCCAACAGCAAAGCATGCAATGCGAAAACTCTATTGTCTCGAACGAATTAAGCTTATCGAGCGTATTTCGAAAGAGGCGGATGAGGATTTGCATGATTATATTTTAAAAGCAGTGACAGAAGGACTGTCTTATACATACTTAAAATCACAAATGAACATACCTTGTAGCAGAGATACTTATTATGACAGATACAGACGGTTTTTCTGGCTGCTGAATGAATCAAGAGATTAAGGAGAGATGAACATGAGAAGTAGAACAAAAATTGAGATCAGAAATAAGGCTAGATTAATACATTGTCTTGCCGCTATTTTGGAGTATGATGCGGAAAACCTTAAAAATGACGCAAACTTATGTCATCCGGACGACCTATTCCGAACTATACGAGATACAAAGGATACATTGCAGAATATCGCCGATACGATAACCGAAATCGAGTACGAGCTATATTTAGATTCGCGAAAATAACATGTACCTTTATGAAGAAATTAAAAGGAGGTTTTTATCATGAAAGGATTTTTTACTGAATGGTGGGATATCCAGGAAGAGGAGAAAGCTATGGAGAAGGCATACATGAAGAAACACGGTAAAGGTGTTGCTATCATGAATGCGGTTCTTATTGCGGTTCCCATTGCTGGAATGGCCATTTATGGAAAAGTTAAAAACAAAGATAAAAAGAAAGAGCAAATTTCTGAAGGAGAGGAGTCCTAATTTAGGATTCCTTTTCTTTTTGCTCGCATTAAAAACATACTCCTTTATGAGGAAACTCATACATATTTTTAAGGAGGAATTTATATATGGCAAGAATAGTAAAAGTAAAGGATTTACCAAAAAAGAAGACAACGAAGAGGAATAGCTTGCAGATATTGCTTGGGGAATTCTACGAGAGTGATGCTATATTCGGAAAATACGAATACAGCGAAAACAATTACGTAGATGTCCACAGTGCTGCAAATGCACTTCGCGTGGCTGCTAAAAGAGGTAAATTTCCAATCAAGATTCACCAGAGAGGAAATGAAGTTTATCTTGAAAAGGTAAGAGTTTAAAAGGATTGCCCTACATGGGCTTTCCTTTTTCTTTTATCCTAGATTAAATTTTATCTAAGCTAGCTTAAATTCCGTACGTGGGTGACGACAAATGATGTTATTTTTGTAATGTCGAAAAAATCCCGGGTTGGAATTTTTGAAAAACATTTTAGAAAGGAGGGTTTTAGTTGGATATTTTGACACTGATTATATCCTGTGCGGGTATGTTCTTCTGCGGTTTTGTTGCTGGTTCAATATTCGAGGCCACTAGAAATAGAGCTAAAAACAAGCCGGTTGGTACACTCAAGGTCAACAATTCTGATCCGGACGGTCCATATTTATTTTTGGAATTGTCGACTTACCCAGAAGACATAATGCAAGAAGAGTATGTCACTATGAAAGTCGAAACGCGAGAGTAGCACGTTCTTTTATGGAACGGTTAGTTCACAAAAATTTCAAGGAGGAATTACAAATGGACAAGATTCAAAAAAGGCATGATGAAGAGTTGAACCGCATGTATGACAAGCTGAATGAGCTTGAGCCGGGTTCGGAGGCATACGAAAAAATGCTGGCAGAGATTACGAAGGCGACGACTGTAAGAAACGAATCAAAAAAGGTCGGAAACGAAAAGAAAGACCTTGCGATTAAGATTGGTACGGTTGCTGCTGGAGTATTGATAACGCCAGTAATCGACTATGTATGCAAACGTAGCTTAGCAAGTTTCATTGGGAAAGTCGAGCAGATGGAGACTTTCACATCAACGCCAGGAAGAAGTATTGGAAGTTGGTTCAAATGGAAGAACTGAACTGATTAGTTCAAAGGAGGACGCTAAGGAAACTTAGTGTCTTTCTTTTTCTTTCTTACGCGAAAATAACAAGGGGCATTATGAGAAACAGTTAGCTCAAATGGTTAGAGCAACAGATTAAACATCTGGAGGTTGTGGGTTCAATTCCCATGCTGTTTCTCTTTTGCTTTTATCCTAATCGAAAGGGTGAGTACCAATGAAAGACTCACGAACATTACAAAAACTGTCACTCAAGTCAAAAGGATTTTTTAGAAACAACTCTGCTATTATTCTAACAACTGTAGGAGCAATTGGAGTAGTAGGGACTGCTGTATTGACGGCTAAAGCCACCACTAAGGCAAATGATATTTTAGAGGAGGCTACAATTGAGAAAGGAGAAAAGCTAACTGTAAAAGAGAAAATCGTTGCAGCAGGTCCCACTTATATTCCTGCCATTCTAATGGGAACAGCCACAATTGCTTGCGTATTTGGCGCAAACATTCTCAATAAACGCCATCAAGCGGCTTTGATTAGTGCGTATACGATGCTGGATCAATCTTACAAGCAGTATCAAAGTAAAGTAGAAGAGTTTTATGGTGAAGGATCTAATGAGAACATCAAAAACGAGATTGCTAAAGACGAGTATAAGAAAGTCTCAATTAGAGTAGATGATGGTAAAGAGCTGTTCTATGATGACTACTCTAAAAGATATTTTGAGTCAACCAAAGAAAAAGTAAAGCAAGCAGAATACACGCTCAATCGTAATCTTGTAATGAGAGATTATGCATATTTGAATGAGTGGTACGATGAATTAGATTTAGACCTTTTGGACGAAGGCTACAAACTAGGCTGGACCATGGGTCAATGTATGGATATGTACTGGCAACCTTGGATTGACTTTGCTCATAGCAAAATTGAACTTGATGACGGACGAGTATGTAATGTCATTCGAATGATGGAAGAGCCTATCCCTGATTTTGAAGATTATTAAACAAATTGATAAGGGGCCTTAATGCAAGGTCTCTTATTTTTCTGTGAGGTTTTATGAGATATCATTACGAGAAACCAAGTATGTTTATGTCTATGTATGGACAGATTTATATTTGCAATCACCCTGTTTATAGTAAATGTACATTATATAAGATAGGAAATAAAGGTTTAGCAGTGATTCAGCAACGCCATGATCCGATATCCAAAACAACTTGGTGGAGTGAGATAGATTCGTGGCTTACTGATGAATTATATTTACATAGAGGATTCAAAGAGTTTTTTGATTCTCGTGCAGGTGAATGTACGGACGGTTTATATCCAACAGTGACCATACGTCAAATCATGTGGGCATTAAAGATAAAGCCGATGAAAAGAGAACGCTGGGAAACATGCTTTGATAGACGAAATATTTGATTCGCGAGATTAACATACTCCTTTACGAAGAAATAAAAGGAGGAATCTATTATGGATATGTTTATGTTAAAACTTTCTACAAAGTTTATGAAAGGAATCGTGGCTAAGATCATATCAAGAAACATATATAAGAAGCTCGGATATAGGATTGATATTCAGCTTAATGATGTACAAGTTGACATGATTGATGGTGACGTGAAGATTCATATCAATGCGGATACGAAAATGAACAAAACAGAATTCGATAGACTCGTTAAGAAAATCGGAGAGGATTAGCCAGAAATGGCTTTTCCTTTTCTTTTCGCGAATTTTACAAGTTGTATTATGAGAAACAGTTAGCTTAATTGGTAGAGCAACAGATTAAAAATCTGTGGATGCGGGTTCAATCCCCACGCTGTTTCTTTTATATTTTGAAAGGAGTTTTGAACTATGAAAAACACATTTTTGAAACGGCATTCGTCAACGATACTTACAACGATTGGCGCGATTGGTGTTGTCGCTACTGCTGTAATAGCGGTAAAGGATACACCAAAAGCACTGAGGATCCTTGACGAGGCAGAACAGGAAAAAGGAGAAGAGCTCACAGTTAAGGAGAAAATCGTAACGGCAGGCCCCGTTTATATTCCTGCTATAGCTGTGGGTGTCTCCACAATCGCTTGTATATTTGGAGCAAATACACTTAACAAGCGTAATCAGGCTGCGCTTATGAGTGCCTATGCATTGCTTGATCAATCTTATAAGGATTACAAGCGTAAAGTCAGTGACATTTATGGTAAGGATGCCGATAAGAAGATTATCGAGGAAGTAGCCAAAGAAGAACTTGAACCGCGAGATAGTATAGATGATACAGACGACTCAAATGTAGTCACTATATTTGACGGCACAACAATGCGCTCGTTCGAATCAGTTCTTGATAGAATCACGACAGATGATGGCATGGAGATTTATTGCATCGAAACGCCACAAGATCTTCCTTGGTGGGATTCTTGATTTCGCAAAAAATACATGGAGTATTATGAAAGGAGTGAATGCTAAATGAAATGGCTTAAAATTGGAGGAATTGCTATTGGTGCAGCAGGTACGGCATTATCATTTATCAGCGATTTAATTGGTAAAAAGAATGCTGTAACTGATTTGGCTGCTAGCAAAGAAATCAAAGATCTTATAGCTAAAGAGGTGGCAAAAGCTTTGGAAAAGAAAGGGTCCTAATTTAGGACTCTTTTATTTTTAGATGTCAAACTTTGAAGGAGGAAAAACTAATGACCAAAGAAAACGCAATGAGGATTGTCAAGAGTATAAAAAACTCGGCGACAAAGCACAGTCCAGAGATACTTACTGGCATAGGTATCGCTGGCATGATTACATCCGTCTTTCTCGCAGGAAAGGCCACAGTTAAGGCTGTGCGAATTGCAGACGGGCTTGATCACATTGATAGGAATACTTATGATGTCGTAAGCCCAACAAAGAAAGAAGTCGTTAAGGCGTGTTGGAAACTTTATATTCCCGCAGCGCTCACAGCAACGGCTTCTACCGCTTGCTTGATAGGTGCAAACTCTGTAAGTTTCAAGCGTAATGCTGCTTTAACGGCTGCCTACAAACTTTCTGAAACGGCCCTTGCTGAGTATAAGGATGCCGTTGTTGAGACAATTGGCGAGAAGAAAGAGAAAGTTGTGAAGGAAAAAGTTGCTAAAAAGCAGATCGAGAAGAAACCCTTGAACTCTGGCAATGTTATTGTCACGGACAGAGGCAGTGTTCTATTCTTTGATCCTATCTCGGCAAGATACTTCAAGTCGGATATGAACACAATCAAGAGTGCTGAAAATGCAATCAACAAAAGTATATTAAGTTCTGCTTTCACCGATGGAGCATCTCTTAATGACTTCTATGACGAGATCGGTATCCCACATTCAAGTGTCGGCGATGACATGGGTTGGAATGTCGACAACCTGCTTGAGATTTATTGTTTCTCGCAAATAGCAGGTAAAGAAACAGAGTACGAAGGCACGCCTTGTATTGTGCTTGATTATGTCAATCCACCTAAGTATGACTACTGCTAATTCGCGAAATTTGCAAGTGGTTTTATGAGAACGATATGTTCTAAATTTAAACTTTTTGAAAGGAGTTTTCACAATGAATGAGAACGAGGTAATGGAAAACGTAGTTGAAAAGGCAGCGGAGGTTGTAGAACCTACCGTAACAGGCAACAACAAAATTGCGAAGCTTATCGCGCTTGGCGGAGCAGTTGTAACCGGAGTTATCGGAGCAATTGTAATCGGTAAGAAGAGAAAGCATCGTAAGGCTGAAACCTCAGCGGAGGTTGAGACGGCTGCCGACGACGAAGTTGAAACCGAGGAATACGTAGAAGACTAAGCAAAAACAAGAAGACATAGTTCTAACAAGAGGGAGGTACCTGAACAAGGTATTTCCCTTTTTGTTTTATTGAAAGGAGTATATTCTCATGGCCGATATTAAAACAGGTCCTAATCCAGACAAAAAGAAAGTCGAAAAGGTAGTAACCGGTAGCGTAAAAGTTAAGAAAAAGAATGGTGTAACAAAGTTTGCCGACACCTTCATATCTGAAGATATTCACAACGTGAAGTCTTACATTATCACAGATGTACTTATCCCATCGATCAAAAGAGCAATCTCAGAGATGGTCACAAACGGAATTGATATGATTCTGTACGGTAGCACCGGCGGAAGATCAAAGAGAAGTTCTGCCGATAGGGTTTCTTATAGAAACTACTATGACAGACGTGATGATGACCGTTATCGCGATAGGGATAGAGTAAGAACATCCCCATATAGCTTCGACGATATTGTCCTCGATAGCAGAGGTGAAGCTGAAGAGGTCCTTGCAAGAATGGATGAGCTTATTGACCAATACGGAATCGTATCAGTGGCTGATCTGTATGAGCTTGTGGGCGTAAGTGGTAATTACACGGACAATAAGTACGGTTGGACAAACATCCGTAATGCAGAACCTATCAGAGTAAGAGACGGATATATGCTGAGACTTCCTAAGGCTCTTCCTATTAACTAAGGAGGTCTATGTATGAGCGATATTTTGAGAACCGAGTATTCGGAGCAATTCGATAAGGAACGTAAACACAGAATTGAGGTTTCATATTTTAAGTATGGACCAGCAAGAAAGAACTTTGCAGAAGGCAGGGTTGATGCTATAGCAACGGCAGAACTCTGTCTTGATGCATTTAAGAAAGACCATAATGCAGAGCATCTTATCGATGCTGCAAACTATTTGATGTTCAGGTTTAAGTATCCAATGCCTGGGGATCATTTCACACCAACAGATTCAAACGGCAGTGTTGGTACTGTCGGAACACCAATAAATTTTGAAAAGGAGTTTTAAATCATGAAAACAGAACTTATGAACAAGATGTCAAGAAGCTTCCACAAGCTTGGCCTCAACGTTAAAAAGCACAGCCCAGAGATTCTTCTGGTTGCTGGTATTGCTGGCGGAGTAACCAGCGCAGTAATGGCTTGTAAAGCTACAACAAAAGCGGGCGCAATCCTTGATGACATGCACGATCAGATGGACAAGATTCATCAGGTAGCGCAAATGGAAGATATAGATTACACAGAGCAGGATCTGAAGAAAGACACAACAATTGTCTATACTCAAACTGCTGTTAAGTTTGCCAAACTCTATGGTCCGGCTATCGTGCTCGGCGCCGCATCTATCGCAAGTATTCTCGCAGGACACAATATTATTCGTAAGCGTAATGCTGCTCTCACTGCTGCATATGCCGCTGTAGACAAGGGCTTCAAGGAATACAGAAGCAGAGTTGTTGATCGTTTTGGCGAGGGTCTTGATAAGGAGCTCAGATATGGTGTAAAGGCAGAAGAAATCGAAACAGAAGTTGTTAACCCAGAAACAGGCGAAGTTGCAACAGAAAAAGAAACAGTCAATAACGCTACTGCCCAGTACAGCGATTTTGCAAGATGCTTTGATGACGGATGTATCGGTTGGAGTAAAGATGCAAACCTTAATCTTATGTTTGTACGCAGAATGCAGGATTGGGCAAACGACAAACTCAAAGCACAGGGACACCTGTTCCTGAACGAAGTATACGATATGTTCGGTTTTGAAAGGGTTCCAGCAGGTCAGGAGATCGGTTGGCTTTACGATCCTAAAAGAGATGATCTTGCAAATTGTGTAGACTTCAACGTATATGATATTAATAAGGAAGCAAATCGTCTATTTGTAAACGGTAAAGAGCGTAATGTATGGCTTGACTTCAACGTTGATGGTGCGGTATTTGATCTTATGTCTAAAAAGAGAAAGAGTGATAAATAATGACCGGAAGAGATCTGATCGTCTTAATTATGACCAATCATCTTGAAGATGAAGAGGTTTTTAAAGATGGTAAACTCATAGGTTTTATGGACGAAAAAGAAGCAGCGGTTGAGCTTGAAGTGGGTATAGATACGGTAATTGCGATGTACTCACTTGGCTTGCTTCCTGGCTTCGTGTTCGGAGATCATTTATATTTTCCGAAAGACATTAAGACTCGTAAGTAATCAGACGGAAAGGGGTTAGTCATGCGTAAAAGAATGGTTGTGTCTTGCGCATTTGCAGCTATTGCTGGCGTATGCTTTATAGAAGGTTTGATATTACTCAAAAAATAAAAAAATTGAAGGGATATGGGAACGTGGATCGACTAAGGAGTGTAGTGTTAACGCTAGACCATATAATGAACACTAAGAAAAAGAGGCATATAATAGGAGGGATTCTATTGAGTGCCTCTATATTCTTTGGAGGATTGGCCTTTACGGTCATGTCCACGCGAGATGAGAAAGAGGAGGACGAAGACTTCTATGAAATTGAGTAACGTAGTTATATTTGCAATCGGGGCCGCTTTCGGCTCCCTTGCTACTTGGAAATTCGTTAAGACCAAGTATGAGAGGATCGCAAACGAAGAAATCGAGTCTGTTAAAGAGACATTCTCGAAAAAACAGAAGAAAGAAGAGGAGTCTACTGATAAAATGGAGTCAGATGACAAATCAAACGAAAAAGAATATGAAGAAATGAAAAAACAGTACGAAAAATGTCACAACATCATTGACGAGAGGGGATATTTATTTGTGGAAAGACAAGATGGAACAATACCTAAGCCACCATACGTAATCTCACCAGAAGAGTTCGATACTCTTGACGATTACGGAACCGAGACACTCACGTATTATGCCGATGGTGTCCTTACTGATGATTTTGATAATCCTATTGAGGATGTTGAGGCTATGGTCGGAGTAGAATCTTTGACTCATTTCGGAGAGTATGAGGATGATTCAGTGTTTGTACGAAATGAACGACACAGAATTGACTACGAGATTCTTGCTGACGAGCGAAACTTCTCTGAGGTAGTTGATAACACATGAACTTCAGAGACGAGATAGCTAACGGATATTTTGAGTGGATGTCCGATATTGTGTGTGGAGATAGGTTTCCCGAAAATGTCTCATACAGGAAGCTTTTGATGTATTTACACTGCACAGAATTCACATTCACCATCCGTAAGGACATAAACAGAGCCGAAGACGGAGTGGCTTTGCGAAGACGTTATACGCTTGCTGAGTACAATGAGGATCTGTCTTTATATTTGGATGGGCCATGCAGTGTACTTGAAATGATGTTGGCTTTAGCAATCAGATGCGAAGAGAGTATCATGGACGATCCTAATTTAGGAGACAGAACTGGTCAGTGGTTCTGGGGCATGATTACAAATCTTGGTCTTGGTGGCATGACGGATGATAGATTCGATAGGCTGGTGACTGATCGAATTATATCCACTTTCCTCAAAAGGAAGTACGAGCCGGACGGAAAAGGCGGCCTGTTTACAATCAGACATTGCAAGCAAGATTTGAGAAGAGTCGAAATATGGTATCAACTCAATTGGTATCTTGACAGTATTATAGGTTAGGGGTGATTAAAATGCTGCATGGCGAGCTGTATGAAAAGGTGTTTAAAACATTATTTCCTCAGTATAATGACAAGGTTGAAGAATACTACCCAAACGGAAGGAACAGTATCCGAGTTCGTTTGACTTTGGGGTATGATGTTATATTTTCGTACGACGAGGAGTCCTACAATAAGTATTGGACTCTTGAGAGCGTACCTAGCTTTATAAAAAGGCCGACTAAATGAAAGGAGAAAAAGTAATGTGTTAGACTTTATGCGGGTTTGCACGAGAACCCCGAAAAAGGGCATTATGGAAATCTACCCGAAGTTTATCGTGGGTAGGTGTTCTGATCTAATGATCAGAGGCGGTGACTTCTACGCAGTGTGGGTTGAAGAAAAAGGTCTTTGGTCCACAGATGAAGATGATGCTCTTAGACTCATAGATAAAGAACTTGACAAATATCGTGAGGAAAACTGCAAAAACATCGATGACCACATTATTGTTCTCCATATGTGGGACTCAGACAGCGGTAGCATTGATAAATGGCATAAGTATTGTCAGAAGCAGTGTAGGGATTCCTACATCATGCTCGATGAAAAAATTATATTCTCTAACATGGAGATTAGTAAGAAGGACTATGCCAGCAAGAGACTTAGCTATCCGCTTGAGAAGGGTAAGTACGATTCATGGGATAAGCTTATTGGCACTCTGTATAATGAAAACGAAAGAGCAAAGATCGAATGGGCTATAGGAGCTATAGTCACCGGTGACTCTAAGACGATACAGAAGTTCATGGTATTATATGGTGCGGCAGGTACAGGTAAGTCAACAATCTTGAATATTATCCAGATGTTATTTGAGGGTTACTATTCGGTCTTTGATGCTAAGGCATTAGGTTCAAGTAGTAATTCTTTTGCGTTGGAGGCATTTAAGTGCAATCCACTTGTAGCTATTCAGCATGATGGAGATCTATCCAAGATTGAGGACAACACCAGACTTAACAGCTTAGTATCTCATGAGCTTATGACAGTCAATGAGAAGTTCAAAAGTACGTACGCAAATAGATTCAAGTGTTTTCTCTTCATGGGCACCAATAAGCCTGTAAAAATCACTGATGGTAAATCAGGTCTTATCCGAAGATTGATTGATGTAACGCCGTCGGGAAACAAACTCAGCACCAAAGAGTATGATTCATGCATGGAGAAAGTTAAGTTTGAACTTGGAGCCATTGCCTATCATTGCAGAGAGGTATATTTGGAAAACCCAGGCAGGTACAACAATTATATTCCTCTTGAGATGATGGGCGCATCGAATGACTTCTATAACTATGTCATAGACTCGTTCCATATTTTCAAGAAGGATGACGGTGTGACGCTTAAGACTGCTTGGGAAAGATATAAGCAGTATTGCGACGAGGCAAAAGTGCCTTATCCATATTCTCAGAGAAACTTCAAAGAAGAACTCAAGAACTACTTCAGGGAGTTCCACGAGCTTGTATCTGGTGATGATGGAGATAGAGTGAAGTGCTCTTATAAAGGCTTTAAGAGTGAGATATTCTTTCAGGAGATTGAAGAGGAGAAAAAAGAGGACCGGATAGACTCACATTTTATTAAATTTGATTCCACAGAATCTATATTTGATAAAGAGTATGCCGATTGTCCTGCTCAGTATGCGTCGGATAAAGAGACTCCGATGAATAAGTGGGCTGGTGTTAAAACAAAGCTGTCCGATCTTGATACTTCAAAACTTCATTACGTTAAAGTCCCTGAGAATCACATTGTCATTGACTTTGATATTAAGGATGAGAACGGTAAGAAGTCATTCGAGAAAAACGTTGAGGCTGCTAGTAAGTGGCCTAAGACATACGCTGAGTTAAGTAAGAGTGGAGCAGGCATTCACTTGCATTATATTTACACTGGCGATGTCAATAAATTAAGTCGAATATATGACGACGACATTGAGGTTAAGGTTTTCACTGGCAATAGTTCATTGAGACGAATGCTCACTAAGTGTGCAAACATAGCCATTGCAACTATTAGCTCTGGATTACCTTTGAAAGGAGAAAAAATGGTGAGTAAAGACGTTGTTCGTACTGAAAAGGGATTGCGGACAACTATAAAAAAGTGTCTTGCTAAGGAGGTCCATTCTGGTACAAAACCTAATGTCGACTTCATCTACAAGATACTGGACGAGGCTTATAACGAAGGCATGCATTATGATGTGTCCGATATGAAGAATGATATTTTTGCTTTTGCAGCAAATAGCACAAATCAGTCGGACTACTGTCTTAAACTTGTGAAGAAGATGAAATTTAAGTCGGACGATCCAGCACCGCCTAAAATCGAGGATACCGAGCTTGTATTCTATGATGTCGAGGTATTTCCTAACCTGTTCTTGGTTAACTGGAAAGTCGAGGGTGAGGGTAAACCAGTCGTCAGAATGATAAACCCAACTCCAGAGGCAATTGGAGAACTTATGGAATACAATCTCGTAGGTTTCAACTGCCGTAGGTATGATAATCATATTTTGTATGCGAGATTAATGGGTTATACGAACGAACAGCTATATAATCTCTCACAGAAGATTATATCCGGCGAGCCTAATTGCTTCTTTGGTGAGGCATATAACGTGTCATATACAGATGTATACGACTTCTGCACAAAGAAACAGTCTCTTAAGAAGTGGGAGATAGAATTGGGTATCCACCATCAGGAGCTTGGTCTTCCTTGGGATCAGCCAGTTCCAGAAGAACTGTGGACTAAGGTTGCTGAATATTGTGATAACGACGTTATTGCAACAGAGGCGGTGTTCAATGCTCGTAAGGCAGACTTTGTAGCGAGACAGGTACAGGTAGACCTTGTTAAGTTACTGCATGGCGCTACCGCTACAGTTAATGATACGACCAATACTTTGTCTACCAAGATTATATTTGGCAAGAATAGTAAGCCTCAGGGTGTATTTAACTACAGAGATATGTCTAAGCCGGTAGGAAGTGATCAGTACGAGGAGTACCGTCGTAAATTCGGTAAAGATTATATTTTCAGAGTCTTTGATGATGAGGGCCTTCCTCAATACAGAGATTACAAGCCTGGAGAAGTTCTTCCAAACGGTTGGAGCATCTTGCCGTTTTTCAAAGGTTACAAATTCGAATTTGGAAAATCAACATATTTGGATGAAGAAATTGGAGAAGGCGGACGAGTATATTCTGAACCAGGTATGCATGTCAATGTATGGGATGGAGACATAGCTTCTCAGCATCCTCACAGTGCTATATTTGAATGTGTCTTTGGTCCTGAATTCACAAAGAGGTTTGAGGATATTGTAGAGGCCAGAGTTGCCATTAAGCATAAGGACTTTGAAGCCGCAGGTAAGCTTCTTGGCGGAGCACTTAAGCCATATTTGAACGAGGATCAGGCTGCTGACTTGGCTCAGGCTCTGAAGATCGTTATCAATTCTATCTATGGTTTGACAAGTGCTGCATTTGAAAATCCATTCAGAGATCCTAGAAATGTCGATAACATTGTAGCAAAGAGAGGAGCTCTCTTCATGACTCTTCTTAAGCGTGAGGTACAGAAACTCGGATATCAGGTAGCTCATATCAAGACAGACTCTATAAAGATACCAAATGCAGATAAGAGGATTCAGGACTTTGTTATCAAGTTTGGTAAGGAGTATGGATATACATTTGAAACTGAGGCAAACTTCGAGAAGTTCTGCTTGGTTAATGATGCAGTTTATATTGCCAAGGACAGAGACTCTGGCAAATGGACAGCAACAGGAAAGCAGTTTGCGGTTCCATATGTATTCAAATCTCTGTTCAGCAAAGAACCTATCGAGTTCGATGATATGTGCGAGACCATCGCTGTATCTAAGGGTGATTTATATTTGGATATGAACGAGCTTCTGCCCGATGTATCTGAGTATGAAAAAGAACTTGAGAAGTTCAGAAAGAAACAAGCCAAAGCAAGTAAAGAAGGACTGGCTATTCCAGACAATGAGGCATTGGAGCTTAAGAAACTTATATCTGAGGGTCATACATATCGCTTTGTAGGAAGAGTCGGCAGGTTCTGCCCAATCAAGCCAGGTTGCGATGGTGGTGTTCTCTATCGTGTCAATGATGGTAAATACTACGCAGCTGCTGGTACAAAGGGATATCGTTGGCTTGAATCCGAGATGGTCGAGGAACTCGGTAAGGAAAATGACATTGACAGATCTTTCTACACTAAGCTTGTTGATGACGCTGTTGAAGCTATAAGCCAGTATGGAGACTTTGAGTGGTTTATATCTGATGAACCGGTTCCTCCTGTTGAGGAAAAGAAGTTGGACGAACCGCCATGGGTAATGGCTTGCGGAAAGGAAAGCTGTATCGGATGTGAACATTTCAGCAACGATCAGTTCCATATGGATTGCGCATTGGGTTATGATATTTCAGACCTAATTGCTATGAACGAAGAAACACCATTCGACGTTCGCTAAAATTACAACTCCTGCAATGAAAGGAGTGGTATAACATGCTGAAAATTAAAATCATAATATCAAAACTTATATGGAAATTGGCAGGACATTCTCCGAGATGGGGAAACAGAGTCATGGATATTTTAGGTTATGATAATTATTGCAAAATAGCACGTTATCAAAAAGATGTAAAAAACAAAGACTCAGCGTTAATAGCGTTGGGTCTTTTACTTTAAAATTTATATTTTGAAAAGGAGAAATTTATTATGAACATTACTTATGCACCAAGAGGAATCCTTCAGATCGATGAGGCACGTATCGTGTACAGAAACTTCAGAGGAGAAGGATCAAAGTTTAACAGAGAGGGAGACAGAAACTTCGCTGTCGTTATCCCTAACCAGGAGATCGCAGATGAGCTTATTGAGGCTGGCTGGAATGTTAAAATCAAGCCTCCTCGTGATGAGGATGATACACCATTCATGTATCTGCCAGTTAAGATCAAGTTCAACGAGCGTGGTCCACATATTTATCTTGTAACGGGAAGAGCTCAAAACAAGCTCGATGAGGATAGTGTCTCTATCATCGATGATATTGATATTGTAAGTGTTGATCTGGACATAAGACCGTATGACTGGGAGGTTAATGGAAAGTCAGGACGTACTGCGTATCTTCAGTCAATGAGAGTTACTCAGGATGCTGACAGGTTTGCTGCAGCTTATATGGATGAGTAATATCGCAAATAAATTGAGAGGGCTCTAAGGAAACTTAGGGCTCTTTCTTTTTATATTTATAGTCACTAAGCCATTGGATAAAACCAATTTAGGAGTGATTCAACCGTGAAAGCACAAGCTTATTTAGACATGATGAAAAGACAGCAACAAGAATTGACAGACTTTCCTATTGCATATGCATTTAATGAAAAGCAATTGGAAGAGGCATTGGAGAAATTAGGAGCGACTAAAGAAGAGTGTGTCACATATCTCAATATTGGCGATGTCATGAAAAAGACTAATGTGCCGGCTTTTAAAGCAATGTTGAGAAGGCATACTGAGGAGCTTCAGAACGCTATGAAAAATGAGCAGTTTGCTGAAGAGGCGTTCCGTTATGAAATGGATAACCATGAGTATGCTATTAACTGGTCCGGAGATGATGATGTTTTGGCAGCGCTTTGTCTTGATAAGCAGGTGATTAAAGATTTCTGTTTAGAAGATGCTTACCGTCGTGCTCGTAATGCCCATATGAGATATATGGAAGAGTTGGGTGTGATTTGAAAGGAGAGTTAATCATGTTTGATACTATTTATATTTATGTGCCTACATTCAATCAGATTGTAAGAATTTCTGAAGGAACCGGAGATAATCTTCTAGACGAGGATATTGAAGCGGGCTATGTTGATTATATTTATTATGAGCAATATAGCGTTGAGACTGATTTTCCGGAAGTCGACGGCGGAATGGTTATGCTTAAGGAACTATTCAGAAAGCAGTTTAATTCAACAAAAGACTGCATTCCTAATATTCTTGACATGGCCTACGGCAACGACGAAATTGATTATATTTTGCTGGATAAAAACATTAAACTAAACAACTAAGGAGTTGTCACCTCATGCAAAATTCTAAAATTTTGGAGATGCTTGACAAAGGACAAACAGAAGAATTGAAAGGTTTATTGCAAGATGAGATTTATGCAAATTCATTAAAAAGTAATCCAAGTGCTAAGAAACGTTATGCAGCTATGAAAAGATATTTGAAGACTATTAGTGAGTCAAGACCGATTCTTACTAAGCCATGCGAAGTGGAGTTCGAGGGTGATAAGTATAACTCATTCACTAACTCATATTCCCTTGTACTAACAAAAGAGTCTTGCGGAGAGATTCCAATGTGTGACGAACCTAATAGATATCCTGATGTTACTAGACTTGTACATCGTGCTGGAGATCTTGAGACGGTCAATTTTAATAAGGTTCTCGCAGAGGCTAAAAGTAAAACATAATGTATCTTCAAGGGGCTGCTCATTTCTGCACCGACGATAAAAAACTTTTGGACGCATTCTGCAAATCAAAGAGAGATCAAGGATATTGGGTTCTAACGAGAGAGGCGGAGCCAAAAGGTTGGGTTGTAGAATTTTCTAAAAGTATTGTAATCTTACATGAAAAGGAGAATGACCTATGAAAAAGCGTAGTACACTCGGATTGATCTTTGACTTCATCATGGTGTTTGCTACTGGTGGGTTATGGTTGATCTGGCTGTTAATCAGATATTTGAGAAGAAGTTAAATAAGGTAACACAGAGCCTGTCTTAGGATGGGCTCTTTTATGTTTTTATTTTGAAAGGAGCTTTTATTATGATGACAATTAATGAGGTTCGCGAGCTTAAGGTTGGAGATACGGTGGTATTTAATGGTGAACATAGCGCTATTGTAATGGAGATACAAGCTTTTGGGAATGGCCGCATAGAGTATGTTCTTAAAGATGCGCTCGAAAAGGCATTTCATTATAATGACGTGGATATAAGCCGTTGCGCTTGTGGTAGCTACCGCGGTCTAAGTCCGAAAGCCGAAGCAATAAAGAGAAGCTACAATGAATATACAGATTACTACAAACACGACGTTGATAAACAATATCTCATAGTTCCCAGAGGTGCCGCTAAATCTATAGAAATGTGCAAGCAAATGCTAAACGCTCGCTATGGTATCGGCACCGAAAGAATGTTACCTGAGATTGCAGACGTTATATTCAGCGGTCCTGCTACTATCGTCCAGTGGAAGGACGGCACTAAGACCGTTGTAAAATGCAATAAAGGTGAGAATTTTGATCCCGAGAAGGGTCTCGTTATAGCGATCACTAAGAAGGCACTCGGTAATAAGGGCAATTACTACGAGACTATCAAGAAGTGGATGCATCCCGGTGTTACCGTGTTGAAAACTATCGCAGTAAAATCAAATGGTGTTGAAACCGAAATAAATAAAGTCTCATCTAATGACATCGAGAAGATAATTGACACTATGAGACCGGAGGGAAACTTTTACTGCTACGACAAAAAAAATAAAGAATACATTGCTGTTGATAACACGACAGGTGAAGCATTCACGGAATCCTTTAAAGATAAAAAGAGCTGCTTGGACTGGCTGGCGAATAAGGAAAAGACCGTATGAGTAGGCAATTCCTCTATGATTACCAGATGGACGCAGTCGAGCAAATGATAAATGGCTGCATACTTAATGGTGGGGTCGGTTCCGGTAAATCTAGGACCGGCCTTTACTATTATTTCAAAGAGCAAGGCGGTAGTTTTATAGACAGCAATTATATTCCCATGAAGAATCCTAAGGATCTCTACATTATCACCACAGCTATGAAAAGAGATTCTAAAGAATGGGAAGGCGAACTAGCACATTATTTAATGTCTACTGATCCAGATAAGAACGAGTTATACAATAACAAAATTGTTATTGACAGCTGGAATAATATTAAAAAATACAAAGATGTTTACGGGGCATTCTTTATATTCGATGAGGACCGTGTAACCGGTAACGGTATTTGGGTTAAAACATTCTTAAACATAGCTCGAAAAAACAATTGGATCATCCTCTCTGCAACTGCTGGAGACTGCTGGCAAGATTATATCCCCGTGTTCATAGCCAACGGTTTCTACAAAAACAAAACAGAATTTACTAGGGAGCACATCATATATTCTCGATTCACTAAGTATCCAAAGATTGATAGATATGTGAACACCGGTAGACTCATTAAATTGAGAAATAAGATACTCATAGATATGGATTTCTCAAGACATACAATTGCTCATCATGAAGATGTCTATGTCAAGTATGATATATCAAAGTATAAGGATGTTACGAGAAAACGCTGGGATCCTTATAAGAACGAACCAATCCAGCAGGCTTCTGTTCTCTGTTATATTTTGAGAAGGGTTGTCAATGAGGATGATTCCAGACAAGTGGCATTACTTGAGTTATTTGAGAAGCATCCAAAAATGATAATCTTCTATAACTTTGATTACGAGCTTGAGATACTGAAAGGGTTATATTATGGACCAAATACAAAAATTGCTGAATGGAATGGGCATGCTCACAATCCTGTACCAAAAACTAAACGATGGGTATACCTTGTGCAGTATACGGCCGGCTGTGAGGGCTGGAACTGTATCACCACAGACACTATTGTCTTCTACTCCCAAAATTATTCTTACAAAGTCATGGCCCAAGCAGCAGGACGTATTGATCGTCTCAATTCTCCGTACAGGGATTTATATTATTACCACCTTAAGTCTCGCTCCGGAATCGACCTTGCAATCAGTAAAGCATTGGGCCAAAAGAAACAGTTTAATGAAAGGAAGTTTGCAAATTGGACATAAACACAAAGACTGAAAAAGCAATGTTAATACTTGATCCTGCTCCAGATTGTTGCTGGGCTTGTCCTATGCTTGGATGTGAATCAAAAGACAAATTCATGTGTCTTATTACAGAGGATCACTGTTTTAACGTTGCTGAGGAAAGAGCAAGCAACTGTCCGCTCAAGATATTCGAATAAGCGCGAAACAAACATGTTCCTTTATGAGGAAAACTCAAATTATATTTTGAAAGGATGTTGAATTATGGAAACAATCAAAGTTAAGTACAAGGTGAATTTAGGACCTGTTACCGGTCTACTTATCGCAAGCTTGGCTTATGCTGTGATTCTGGACGCATCAGCGCGTTATCAGGATTATCAGCAAAAGAAAAAGCTTGTTAAGGTCGGAGAGGCACTTAAAAATCTTGGAGAGACAGTTGTAGAAATCAATAAGAAAAACAAAGAAAAAGAATCTGAGTAAACTCAAAGGCGAGGGCCCCGTAACTGGGGCTCTTACTTTTTACAATTAATAGGAGGAGATTAACTATGTTTAATTTTATTTTTGGGTTATTTATTGGAGCTTGTATTGGGCTCATAGTCTTTGTGCTTGTGTACGAGTCCGAGGGAAATCGTAACTATGAGGAAGAGATGCTTGAAGATCAGTTTTACAGAGAGGGTTTTGACGATGATCACTTGCTGTAAGGACTGCGTTGCTCCTAAACGGCATGTTGGTTGTCACGCAGATTGCCAGGAGTATATTGACGAAAAGAAAAAGCACGATGAAAGGAAAGCCGAGATTGATCGCAAAAGGCATACCAACAATGCTATAGACGATCATCGCATAGGCACAATAATCAGGCAGATGAAAAGAAGGAGGCATAAGTGGTGAGTAATGAAAAGAAAAAACTCGATATTGACGACTGGTGCGGCATTGTCAGCAAGGGTGAGAACAATACCATTTGCAGTCTTCTCAAGAAAGCTATCGACCTCGGTATTGAGGTGAATATCGAGAAAAAGGGGGATACTAATGTATCGGACAAGCAAACAGATTGATATTTACAATCGATTCTTTGAGAGTAACCGAAAGATAGCTTACGACGTGGATGACTGGTACTCAATCGGTAATGATACACTTGTGCTACATACAAGATTTGGAGATACATATACATACGAGGATAAGAAGAAAAAGATAACCAGAGTTCTTAAGCCTGAGGATAAGGTTCTTGGAGTTATGACTGAGGAAGATTGGCGTAAGGAATTTTCGATTGTCTTGCGGAACAAAATGAAAAAGAAAGGGATAAAGGGATATATGCTTGCTGATAAGACGGGTCTGTCCCGTATCGCTATTAGCAAGTATGTAAACGCAACGCGAACCCCATCTTCATATAATCTTGTTCTGATAAGAGATATCAGGAACTCGCTGAGAGGACGATCAATACTGATCTCACAGAAAACAAGAAGCTGGTGCATGCTTTGTACGGCTTGTCTTCTGAGACCGGAGAGATCACAGGTATATTTCAGAAGGAGTTGCAGGGACACGAAGTAAAGCGCGATGATCTTGAAGGGAAGATTGGTGACCTTCTTTGGTTTGCTGCTGAGCTTTGCACTGTGTTCGGCTTTGATATGGGTGAGATAGCTCAGAAAAACATAGATAAGCTTAAGAAGAGATATCCTGATGGATTTGATGAGGACAGATCGGTAAACAGAGATCAATATTCGAGAGAATAGTTTATATTTTGAAAGGGGTTTTTATTATGAGGCTAAAAGATATTAGTACGTATAGAGACGATCGTGATTACAGATTTTACATGAAACTGACATATGTATACAGTGATGCTAAAGGAAATGAGCACACTCGCATATATCCAAAGGTTGACTTTCCACTCGAGTTGTCTTTGAATCTACCGGTTATAGAAGCGCCATCGTTCGGTCCTGACATGTGGATTAAATACAGCGACTCGCAACAGATTTCATATGGAGATGTTTTTATTCATACTGGATCTGTATCGGTACCAGCCAATATCGATATTGCAGAAAGAATAGGCCCAGGTTCTATTACTGCACCAGTTCCTGATATATCTACAGATGTAAGCAGATATGACAGATACATTGATGTATATTACATTGATTATATATCTAAACCTTGTGCCAAGAAAATGACAGTAAAGGAAATCGAGAAGATACTTGGTCATAAGGTTGAAATCGTATCTGATAATGAAGAGAATATAAAGCCACTCAATATTCACGGTATCAGGATAGAGGGAAATAGGGCGTTTGCACCGGCGCAGGACGACCATGCTATAGATCGTGATCTTTATCCGAATAGACAAGCTAAAAAATGTGATAGTTGCGATCACAAATGTGAATACTGTACGTGCCCTGATGACGATCCATGCTGGCGCTGCAAAAGATATTCTAATTATAAGAAAAAGGAGTGATATCTATGAGAATAGGCACAAAAGAATCTTCAGCATCTATAGATTCATTAAACAGACTCTGTAAGGTTGCGAATGGTGATATTGCATATTTCATTGCTTGGTTTAATACGGTTGAGACGATGGCTAATGGAGCATGTATACCAGGTGTAAAAGCCCTGGTTGAGCTCCGTTCTGGAAAAGTTGTAGCTTTAAACTTCGAAGATATAACTTTTATCGATGACATTCATGAAGACCTTATACTTGCTAATGATAATATCAAATATGTAAATGAATATCTAAAGCAGCAGGAGAAAGAAACAAATGGCAACAATATATCTAAATGGATTACTCCTACTAATGAAAAAGTGTGATGCAGAGATTGTATGAAAAAGTTTGTAAAATTTATGGTTCTTAGAAAGGATGACGTAAATGATTAAACTCAAAGTTGCTTACTACTGCCATGATTGTCCTCGGTTTAAGCCTGAGGTTATCGAAAGACCACAATTAAGGAAACTATCTAGTTACGATATGATGTCTGGTAAAGCGGCAAAATCTAAAACATTTTACGGCGATACTGTCATTGCTTGTACAGATTGTGCTAGATGTGAAATGGTGTATAAACGTATAAGCGAAGCTATGAAGGAAGGAAGGAAATAAATGATTAAGATTGAAAATGTAGAAGTAATGGGATGGGAGGCAGCCATCAGAGGTATGCGAAACCCAATGAACTCTTGGGAGAAGAGTGATACTGGATGGTACTTAACGGGAACACCTGGAACTAATCCAGCAGCTGCCAATGACAAATATCTAAGAGAAAAGTATTGTATTGGGGATAACGACCTTGATCTTATGAAGAGACTTGCTAAAGCTGGTACAGACCATCGTAAGTTCATGCGAATGATTGCGGTGTATGCTGACATTACAGCTCCACTGTATTGGTGGAAGGAATTTGATACATACAAAGTGGGTACGGTTGCAAACTCTTGCTCAACTATGCACAAGATTGCAGAGAAGGAGTTTGAGATGAGTGATTTCAGTTGCGAGCATCTTAACCGCAAAGACTATCACAGAGAGGTGATCACAAGTGCGGTTGTTGACGAAGATGAGACTTCTTTGCATAAGGTGTTTGCAACTCCTCTTGATATTCTAAAATTTACTATAGAAATGTTGAATTCTTATAGAACTGAATATCTTGAGTCTAAGGATAAAAATGATTGGTGGCAGATGATACAGCTCCTGCCAAGCTCTTACAACCAGCGCCGAACGGTCATGCTTAACTATGAGGTTCTTGCAAACATTTATAAATCTCGCAAGGATCATAAACTAGATGAGTGGCGTACATTCTGTAGCTGGATTGAGAGTCTGCCATATTCGGAGATTATCACGAGAAACGGTAAGGAGATGGGTTAGAAAAGGAATTATCAATGCAGATATGACATCTAAAAAGTGTGGTATGGTTATAAATGAACTTGAGTTCGTGAAACTACCAGATAAATATAGATTAAATACTTATAAATCAGATAATCCTTGTATGCTCAAGATAACACTTGATGAACTTGAATCTATCAGATACGAGGTAGATACACTTATACAGAGTATTAAACACTATTTGGAGAATGAGCCTTAACATTGGCTCTTCTCTTTTTGTATTGAAAACATGATCATTTATGAAGGAGTTGATTTAACATGACTGTTAAAGATTGGCTGAAGAAACCGGTAAAGGTACATACCTATTCTGACGGATCGCGTGAAATCCAGGAGAATCGACCTAGATTGTACTGTAATGATGGATATTCCATTTCGGTATAAGCCAGCTGGGTTCATTACTGTAAACCAAGACTTAATGGTATGCAGGACTATGAAAGTGTTGAGCTTGGCTATCCGAGTATGGAAGATGAACTCATTAACGAGTATTCCGAGGATGATTCGGATTACACAAATACCGTTTATGGATAATGCGCCTATCGAAATTATTGAAGAGCTTATCAACAAGCATGGAGGAATAAAAACTCAATAAATATGGTTCGTATAAAAAGCATTTTATATTATGAGGAAACTCAATATTATATTTTAAGGAGGAATTATTTATGAAAAGATTTCAACAACTTGATGACACTAGCAGAGCATCAATCATTATTGTGACATGGTCAATTGCATTTGATGCTGCGATGATATTCTGTACAGCTATTTGGTGGCTTATATTTATTTTTGTAAGCCTATCATGGACTTTGTATCTAATCTATGATACTAAGCTCGAGCAGTTGGAGAAAAGACTTGAGCGAAAGAAAAAAATAATGAATGCCATGTATCGCGAAAGCATGAACTTTGCTAAGGACTATGAGGGTAAAGAAAGGAAGAATATTCGATGAACGAGATGAAGTGGAAGATCTGGTTTAAAACTTTTAACGATGCTGGTACACAAACTGGTGCTGGTGTTTGCATTGATTCTTATACCAGAAAAGGTAATGCTGTTCGCGCAGCTAAGAAACAGTTTGATGGACTTAAAGGATTCGAATGGGTTGTCAGCCAGACAAATCCATCTACGAAAGGAGTGATATTTGATGAGAAGGATAAAAATTTTTGAAAAGAGATGTGCATCTTGTAAGCATTCAGCGCTTGTGGACGATTGGGGTGACCTGAAATGTATGGTTAAAAAGTGCTTGGTTTTGTCTTGTGATACGTGTGAATCGTATGAAAAGCGAGCTGAGAACGAGGAAATCGGTGAGGCCAAAGGTGTTGAAGATGCATAAAACGTGAGGGTTTTGAGTTAACTAATACTTAATTCAGTCTTCTTTTTACTTACCTAATATGTAATTCATATTTTGCATTTGGAAAAATTGATCAAGAAAAGTAGTTACATATTGGTTAAGTTTTGGCCAATTTACATATATGGTAAGTTCGTTGCGTATTAGGTAAGCCAGGAAACCGCGTAAATACGTGCTTTGCGGGCTTTTTTGAAAAAACTTACCATATATGTAAGTACCCTTATTAATATGATAAAAAAATAATAAAATATATATTAATAATAGGGCCTCTTACATATATGGTAAGTCATTACGTATTGGTTAAGTTCTACAAATTCTTATTATCAGGAGGTAAAACAAATGTCAGAGGTGGAGTGGATGGATATTTTCGGAGACAACTTACGAGATATTCTCAAGGAACAGAACATGTCCAGAAGAGAGCTCGCTCAAGTTCTTGGTATATCTGAAGCAACGGTTAGCCGATATATCAATAAGAAGCAGATGCCAACAATGGAAGTTATTGTTAATATGGCATACGAGCTTTCAATAAGTGTTGATGAACTTATTGACTTTGGAGATAGGGTTTATTAATTCTTATGATTATCTAGGAGGTAGTCGGATGACGAGATATGAATGGATTTGCAAATTTAGGCTAAAGCTTAGGCAACTGATGGATGAGAAAGGCATGACGCAAAGAGAATTAGCGGACAAGCTTTATGTATCAGAAGCAACGGTTAGCAAGTACATAAATGGTGAATTGATGCCATCAGTAAGGATGATTGTAAACATATCATATGAGCTGAATGCATCTATCGATAGCTTTACGTATTTCTGTGGACGTATCGATTAATTACATATTTTAAGAGAAGGATAGTGTTAGCGAAATCTGCACTCTCTTTTCTTTTTGCTCATTTTAAGATTTTATTCATATTTTAGGATTCGCGAAAAAAACATTGACTGTTATGAAGAGAAGAAGCGAATATGCGTATTTTATGCGGTCGCTTTTAGCTTTTGATTTATTTTTTGAAAGGAGTGTTTACGCCATGTTGGAAAACAAGTTTCAGGCAAATCTCATAAAAGAGATTAAAACTATATTTCCTAACGCAATTGTCGTAAAGAACGATTCGAGCTACATACAGGGTATCCCGGATCTAACAGTGTTCAATGAAGATGGGTGGGCAACTCTTGAATGCAAGAAGAAGGCCAATGCTAAGCATCAGCCAAATCAGGATTATTATGTCGACAAAATGGATCACATGTCCTTTAGCCGATTTATATATCCTGAGAACAAAGAAGAAGTGCTCGATGATCTTCGGGTGCATTTCGGTACCAAGAGTAAGGAGGCAGTTGACAAATGATATTTAACGATCATTCAAAACTTGAAGGACTTCATGCTCCGTTTAGTCCAAGCAAAGCTAGCTGGATTAGGTACACCGATGAAAAAGCGCTTGACGTTCTACAGAACATGAAAGCAGCGGCCATGGGCACAAGATTACATGCCTGGGCTAAAGAAACAATCGATCTTGGCATTAAGCAACCAAAGTCTAAGAAAACTCTATCTGCATATGTGAATGATGCAATAGGTTTCAGGATGAATACTGAGGTTGTTTTATTTTATTCCACAAGATTCTTTGGAACTGCGGATGCTATTTCTTTTAGAGATAACACTCTCAGAATCCACGATCTTAAAACTGGCAAGACACCAGTACATATGGAGCAGCTAGAAATCTATGCGGCTCTTTTCTGTTTGGAATACAAAGTAAAGCCAAGTGACATACATATGGAGTTAAGAATCTATCAGAATGATGAGATCCTCTATTACAATCCAACAGCAGAAGATATTCTTCCGATCATGGATCAGATAGTTCATCTCAATAATTTGTTTGAGACTATCGAACGTAAGGAGGGGTAACCGTGAATCCGGTAGCAGAAGAACTTAAATCATATTTAGGATGCTCGGATGACGAGCCAAAACTTGCGCATTATGGCATGCCTCGTAGATCAGGTCGATATCCTTGGGGATCTGGAGATAATCCATATCAGCATGGCGAGGATTTTATATCTCGTATTGATGCTCTCAAGAAAGATGGTTGGACCGAAACTCCTGAAAATATTAAGAATGCTTTTGGCCTTACCACCACTCAGTATCGTACTCAGAAAGCCCTCGCAAAAGATGAGAGAAGAATGTACCAGGTTAACATGGCTAAATCTTTGAAAGAGGATGGCCTTGGTGCTACCGAAATCGGTAAGAAGATGGGCCTTCCTGAGTCTACAGTCAGATCTCTTCTTAATCAGAAGTCTGAAGCTCGTATGAAAGCAGCAAGAGAAACGGCTAGTTTCATCAAAGATCAGATTGATAAGAAGGGTATGGTCGATGTTGGTACTGGTGTTGAGAAAGAACTTAATATTTCAAAAGAGAAGCTTAATCAGGCTTTAGCTATTCTCGAAGCAGAAGGATATTCTGTTTACGGCGGTCGAGTACCTCAGGCAACGAACAGCAATCAAATGACAACTATTAAGGTTGCTTGCCCTCCAGGAACTCAACATAAAGATATTTATAATTATGAGAATATTCATAGTCTTAATGATTACATCACTCGTGATGGTGGAGAAACATTCGAAAAGAAGTTCACATATCCATCATCAATGGACTCTAAAAGACTCATGATTCGCTATAAGGAAGATGGTGGAATTGAGAAAGATGGGGTTATTGAGCTGAGAAGAAATGTACCCGATCTATCCCTTGGCGAATCAAGATATTCTCAGGTTCGTATTCTTGTAGATGGTACACACTATCTCAAAGGTATGGCTGTATATTCTGATGATATGCCAGACGGCGTTGACGTTATATTCAATACCAACAAGAAGAAAGGTACGCCAGCTCTTGGTCCAAAGGATAATACAGTTCTGAAAAGAATAAAAGATGATCCCGATAACCCATTCGGATCAGCAATTAAAGATGCCGAGTTGGGCGGACAGTATTGGTATGATCCCAAAACAGGAAAGCGAGTCTCTGGAAGTGATAGTAATCCCAACAAGAAGCTTGGTCTTATCAATAAAAGATCTGACGAAGGAGATTGGACTGAGTGGAAAGATGCTTTGCCATCTCAGTTCCTATCCAAACAGTCATTACAAATGGCCAAGAAGCAGCTTGGTATAGCTATTGCAGACAAGCAGGCTGAGTATGATGAGCTTTGTTCACTAACCAATCCAACCGTAAAGAAACATCTACTTAGTAAGTTTGCGGATGAGTGCGATTCAGCAGCCGTACATCTTCAGGCAGCAGCATTACCTGGTCAAAAGTATCATGTAATACTCCCAATCACATCTCTTAAAGAGAATGAAGTGTATGCTCCTGGTTACAAGGATGGATCAAAGCTTGCGTTGATTCGTTATCCCCATGGTGGAACATTTGAGATACCTATACTTACTGTTAATAATAAGAATGCTGATGGCGCTAAGACAATTGGTAAGACATCCATTGATGCTGTTGGTATCAACAGTAAAGTAGCAGAGAGATTGTCAGGTGCAGACTTTGATGGCGATACAGTTATGTGTATCCCAACACACGATAGAGCGGGCAAGGTAAAGATTACTTCTACTCCTCCTCTTAAAGGTCTTGAAGGATTTGACTCCAAAGACTATGCGTATTCATATGATGACATCACGTCTGGCAAGGCTCGTATAATGAGAAACACTCAGACGGAGATGGGAAAGATCTCTAATCTTATCACGGACATGACTCTTAAAGGAGCAACCCAAGATGAGCTTGCAGCAGCTGTTCGTCATAGCATGGTAGTCATTGATGCGGAGAAGCATAAGCTTAACTACAAGCAGAGCGAGATCGATAACAATATCTCCGCCCTCAAGAAGAAGTACCAGAATGGCGGTGGTGCATCAACCCTCATCTCCAGAAGTAAGGGCGAGACACCAGTGCTCAAAAGACAAGGCGCTCCACATATAAACATCAAGGGTGATCCGCTATATGACCCCACTAAACCAGAGGGATCACTAGTCTATAAGACTGCCGATGATCTGGAATACCAGGTATCTAAGGTGAACCGTCGTACAGGTGAGGTGACTACAGTTACAAAGCAACGTACCCAGAAGAGTACCCGCATGGCAGAGACTAGCGATGCTAGAACTCTTATCTCTGATGCAGATACCCCTATGGAAAGAGCCTATGCGGAGTATGCTAATAAAATGAAGTCCCTGGCTAATCAGTCTCGTCTTGAGATGGTTAATACAGGTAAGATAGCATACTCTAAAACAGCTAAAGCAGAATATGAACCAGAAGTAAAGTCTCTTAAGAAGAAGCTTGATAATGCATTACTTAATGCGCCTCGTGAAAGAATGGCTCAGCTTAAGACTACTGCTGAAGTCAATGCTAAAAAGCAGAATACTAAGGCTTCTGGTAAAGAGCTTACAAAGGATGAGATAAAGAAGGCCAGTCAGCAGGCTGTTACTAAATATAGACAGGAAGTTGGTTCTATTAAAAGAAGCGACAGATCTATCAAGATTACTGACAGAGAATGGGAAGCTATTCAAAAAGGTGCTATTAGTGAGAACGTTCTTAAGAAGATCCTTGAGAACACTGATGTGGACAACCTTAGAGAAAGAGCCACACCTCGCGCTAAGTCTACCTTGTCATCAGCAAAGATTGCACAAATCAAAGCTTTGTCTTCTTCCTACACAATTCAACAGATTGCTGATAAGTTTGGTATCTCAACATCAACAGTTTCTAAGTATTTGAAAGGAGCGAATTAACAATGGAACATGAATGTATGTTGACAACGTTTGACAATCCTTTTGATCCGTTTGAACAGTTCGTTTCTTGGTTTCTGTTTGATACTGAAAAAGGATACAACACATGCTCTTATGTGGGTAGAATAGCAAACATTTCAGATGATATGACAGATCAGGAAAAAGCTATCGAAAATGAAAGAGCAATCGACGAAATTATCAAATATGATTTCATGAATCGTTACAAAAAAGTAACAAAAACGTTTGAGACAGCGGAATTGTCTTCATAAACACACCGCACAGTCGTGAAAAGCATAAGGGGGGGTCGCTGAAATTGCACCCCCTCCCTGCATCGCGGCCCTCTTTGAAAATTCT